GCACCAGTAATAGTTCCAGTAAGGTCAGTGGTAGCGGTGGTCGAAATAAAGCTCGTACCATTGTGACGATAGAGTTTGTTATCCGAGGTCAGGAAAACAGTTCGGCCAGCAAAGTTCCCGGTACCGGGGAGGCTGGCAAAGATTTCAACAGGAGCAATCCCTGTAGCGAATTTGGCAGCAGTGATTACGGCGTTCGTGATCTGAGCATTAGTAATGGTTCCGCTAAGATCAGTGGTAGCAGTGGTCGAAATAAAGCTCGTGCCATTGTGGCGATAGAGTTTGCTGTCCGAGGTCAGGAAAACCGTTCGACCAGCAAAGTTTCCCACAGCGGGGAGGGTGCCGACGACCTCAATAGGAGTCAGCCCCGCCGCGAATTTGGCGATGGCGATGGCTCCGTCAGAGATTTGAGCACCAGTAATGGTGCCGGTCAGATCAGCGGCGGCAGTAGTAGAAATCCAAGCCGATCCGGTATAGCGATATATTTTATCGTCGGTAGTCAGATAGGCCATGCGGCCTTCGTAGTTACCAGTTACTGGCAGAGTCGCCACAGTCTCAACACCCGCACCGACTTGATCAGGAGCAGTACGCTCCCAAGCCGTGCCGTTCCAGTTGTAAAGATTGTTATCACTCGTCAGCATCACAGTACGACCTGTGAAGTTTCCAGTTACAGGCAGAGTGGCGACGATTTCAACGGGGACCAGCCCCGAGGCGAACTTAGGCAGAGTGACAGCACCAGTACCGATATCTCCCGTACCAGCGGGGGTCGTAGTGGCGGAGGCCCCTCCAACGGAAGTGAAAGGACCGACGTTACCGAGGTTGTCTTCGAATTTAACCCAATAGAAATTAGTGACGATGCCAGAAAGCCCCGCACGAATGAAGGTATCAGAATCAGTCATACCGACGTAGGTGGCCCCGGCGCTGTTGTTGACCGCAGACTCATAAACACGGGCGTAACGGATATCCGTTTGGGCAGGGTAGGTTACTTTCACAGTAATCTGGTTCAGACCCCCAGCGACGGAAGACAGAGAACCCCCCGTAATGGCGAGAGACTTTTCGATAGGTGTCGGCGTAATCGCGGGCGAGACCCAGAGACTTTGCTGATCCCAGATATTCCTCGATTGGGCTTGGAACTCCCAATCACCTTCGCGAGGAAGACTGACTGCAAGTCCAGTACCATCTGTCTCAACAACGTCGTACTCAACTTCACCATCAATACGATATCGGATGAAGAAACGATTAGCGTAAGGGTCCGAGGGGGGAGTGAAATCTACACGCGCTTCATAGATCATCGTGCCGTCAGGGGCGGCGCGAGAGACATTGCTCACTACGAGATTGGTAGGAGACGCCGGTTCCCGATTGATAGGGAAACTGTAACGGGGCTCACCCACAACGGTAGCGTCGTCTTCAGCAGCGAACTTCAGGCGGTTGACTTCGATAGCCATAACAGACCAAGCGTCAGGGTCTTCTTCCAGCTTGAGGTCCAGAATACGATAGGGTTTCGGAAGTCCAAGAGCCCCCCCATCCTGAGTAAGAGAGAATTGAGCCTTCTGATACACGCCCGCAGGGAACGCGGAGTTAATCGTCAACGTGGAAGTAAACCCGGTAGTGCCGGTGGTGACGGTCCTGCTGACAATGCCGTCAGTGGACTCAACTTCTAGGCCGTAGGTAACTCCGGTTTCGATATAGATGGGATCGCGCAGAGTGATGGTAGTCCCAGCGTAGGACTTGAAACGACCAGATTGCCCGTAGCCCTTATAAGGATCGGTAATAAGAACGATATCGTAAGGGGCAAGAAATTGAGCCTTACGATTGGTCTTGAAGTTGACCATTTCAGTTTCAGTCGTGGCAGCGACCAGACGGCGTGAGGCTTTACGAACAGCTTCGTTAGCGTCCGTAGTGCCAACGGCAATAAAATCAAAAGGAATGCGACCGTGTTGTGCGATTTGGTCGTCGTCTTTAATCCCACGTCGGTCCTCATTGTAATCGATTTCCGGGTTTCGGAAGATCACAGTCAGATCGTTATAACGGGTATTAGTATCGGTATGAGTGTACTCAAAGTCTCCAATGATCGACTCAGGACCAAAGATGGCGACCGCAGGGTCGTCCTTATCCATCAAAACGCGAACGTTCCCATTGTCGTCATCGACAATAATGGAGTTGAAGGAGCCCGCCATATAGCGGCAGAAATCCCGACCATCCATAGGGTCGGTCAGATAGGCGTTAAATGTGTAGCGGGGTTTACCGCTAGGCAAGATATGGTCAGTAATTTGAGCCAGAGCGTAGGCTTCGTAACGGCTCCAATTGACCGGGGTATATGCCGACCAACCCCAGCGGTCGTTGTGGATGGCTTCGTACAGAAGCCATACGGGGCTATTAGTCCATTCTTCTTTCCATAGACCATCCCAGACGCCAGTGTAGACCCTAGTGATAGGGTTAAAGTTAGTAGGCACCTTGACGATAAGACCGTCGCCCTCACCGGAGATTTGTGGAACAGAAGTAAATTGGTCGGTGGACTTAGCTACAATTTGCAGGAAGCCAGTGTTGGCGTAACGCTTAGGAGACTTATCAATGGTCTGGAAGCTCTCCCAAGTAACTTCAGCGTAATAACGGGGGTCGCCGCTAAGAGAACTGTCGGCAGTGAGACGCTCGATCTGAATTGTGTAGGGCTCAGGAATCCGCTGGACAGGGATACGGTATTCCTTAACATAGGAAGAAGTAGTCTTACCTCGGATAAAGAGCCCTTGGGGAGGCCCCGAAACGCCGGGTTGACCTGAATATGAACCTTGTGCCCAAGTGGCGGCGTCATCAAAAACGTCCGCGCTCCAAGTCCTTCCGGGGTCGGAAGGGTCAGTCCAGACACCGCCACCATCGACACTACTTCCGGGGGACCAAGAGGTATCGTACCATTCGAGGTACGGGTTGGTGGAGGTAGGGGCCATGTAGGTGGCTTCTTGCCATTCGACCCACTCAGTTGCACTGAGCGCCTTATAGCGAATTTTGAAATTGAAGCTATGGTCAAAAACACCAGTGTTGTTGCCGTTCTCTACAGACTTCATGAGTTGAGTAACGACCATACGGATATCGATAGCGTCGATATTACCATGTGGTGTCTGACGAGTAATAGGAATGCCAAAGGCGGTAGCAATACCAACGGCGTGGTTGCTCGACTCCCCTCCAAGCTTGAAGTTCAGAACCTCAGGAAAGGCGGTACCGGGGTAAACCGTGCTTTCAAATTCCTCAAAGTTATATTCATCGTCTTGGCGCTGAAGAACTGTGTCGCCCACCATGAGGCTTTTATCGCCGTCAGTGAGGCCCTGCCAAGGGCCTTCCGTAACCCCGATAACGAGTTCAACAGTATCTTCCGAACGCAAGTTATCAGGCGTCTGAGTCGGAGCCGGGGGGGTTTTCGGCTTACCACCAGCGCCTCTGATAATTTTACGCTGCGACATTCTTGGAATCCACGTTGAAAGAAATGATGTGTCCGTAGAACTTGTGACGACCCATTAGAAGGGAAATTGGAGTACCGATCTTAACAGTGTTTCCATTAGAACCCAAGTATTTACTTGATTCCAAATCGTTGGCCGCACTCATATCCATCTTTGGCTGAGGCATCATTGCCTCCATCAGGCCACCAACGATCAGTCCGATACCGGTGGTCAACATCATAGAACCGAGGGCCGTAAGATTAGCTAGACCTACCAAGATACCACCACCAGTCACGACAATGGCCCAAGCAACAATGGCTACGAGAATAACTCCGATGATGATTTTCAGAAGACCGTTACCACCACCACCGCCAAGGAGCGTCGGGTAAACGTGAATTTCTTCAACTCCCTCGTCGAGGGGAGCGCGGATCGCCTCTTCAGTTTCGTAATCTCTGATCTTCACAACAACGCGCGACCGGTCGGGAGAAGGCTGAAGCTCTTTATGAAACATGGCAGAAAGACCGTCGATCAGTTCATAGACACTTCCGCCAGCCAGTTGAACGGAGTCCACCCCGGTAAGGGTCTTAAGAATTCCGTAGAGATATACTGTCTTTAAGGACTTGTCCATCTTCAACCTTGTAAATCCGTAGCCCGTCAAAACCGATCACTATATGTTTATGCTCAGGGAAATTAAGAAACCCGAGATAATCCTCGTAACTCAATTGAGAGGTCTTGCTAGGTTGAGTATGCCAAATAGCAGAAGCTTTAGCAAGGTAAGCTTCTTGGTCTTCGAAGCTTACTTCGAACAACTCTTTAGACAGTGGGTGCTGGTTCTCAACTTCAACCACTTCATTATCAACAATGAACCCAACCCTTTCAGGACCGGTGGCGCTATACTTCGCCTTGAGTTCTTCCAAGTAATCTGGCTCTGACATTGGGGGGCAATAGCTCCGTTATTTCGGTCATCTTGACCGGAGGTTTAACTTCTCTAAAAGACTCGTGACGAAGAATCATTAGGGGCCGTCTCCAAACGCCTTTGAAGTCATCGGCGGAAGAGAACCTACCAGTATAATGATGAAGCACCTTGTTGTCATCCACCAGCATTCCGATATGAGTCGGGAAGCCTACAGTGATGCTACCAGCTACAAGAAGAACGTCGTGGAGTTGAGGCTTCCAATCGTCGGTATCGACCTGATAAAATCCCTCTCGCTTGAAAAGACGGACGTACATATTGTCTTCGTAATCCCAGAAATCGCTAGGGAAAGCGTAGTCTCGAATATGAATGCCCAAGGGTTCGAAATACTTTCGACCCATCTGGAAACAATCATTTACTTCGGGAATGTAAGGAAGACCAAGCAGCATATCAATACATCTTAACTTGAGGGAACTCAGGTGGTAGATATTTACGAGCAGGGATCGTAAACCTCGGACCATCGAGCGTGTTGCGGAGTTCCAGCATAATCATGTTAGGGGTCTCCGAGGTGATTCTGGACACCTTCCATCGGCGCTCCTGCTTGATATTAGTGTTCGCTTCCGCATGGGTCTTCAAAACCCTGCGCCAAATAACCGTAGCACCCTCGATAGAATCCTCGGCGTGTAGTGCCGAGAATACCCCTCGAATAGGGTTCTGTTCAGCATCATAGGTGAAGTTTGCAAGTCCAAGCTTCGGGCGAGAAGTGGCGTCATCGCTACTGCGAGCAATGCCAGTCAGCTTCATACCCCAATTCTCATAAGTGTTACCCTGCCATGTGGTCGTGGCCTCTGGCGTAAGATAGAGAACACCTGTGGGGTAAAGTTGGAACTCAAACAGATTCCGGTAGGCCCCACCGGTTAGAGTAAGAGCGTCTTCAATATGTTCGTCAGGTATCACTGGACAATCTCCACCAACTCAATCGTGAAATCTTTAAGAGCACCGTTGCCATTCATCATCCCCTCCGGGATTTTGAGTGGGGAATAAAATTGTGCTTCAACATTACCGTAAACCGGGTGTGGGTATATGAACGTCTTATGGAGCTTGTGACGATTATAAAAAGCCTCAAGCCGACCCATGTTGACTTGCATATGCCTGTCGAGATTCAAAGACCCGAGTGTCCTAGTGACAGCGGCGGTCTTTGTCTGGATAAGACTTGAAGCCGTAGCGGCCTTCTCTAGCTGGATTCCCCCAATTCTGACAGTGAAGTCTACAGCTTGGGCAGACCAATCGAAGCCAAGGAAAGTTCTGACGTGGGCCGTTGAGGGCGACATTCCAGACAGAGTACGAGTAACACTTACTCTTGTTGTATCCAAAGGAACCTCCCGGCGGGGAGTTATGTTGGAGACGTTAGTGTTTGCAACAGACGAGAGGGCGGCGTTGGTCTCTTGGAGAGACAAGCGACTAGCTATACCTGTAGGAGGTGGAACGATATATCTAGTATAAATCGAAGAGGTCCATACTTCTCCGACTACCGCAGGGATGAGAGTGTAGGGAGCGGTGACATAAATCTCCGCCAAGGTGGATGACCCGTTGCCAGTGATCCTGAGGTCCAAGTATGGGATATCGTTTTCCACCCCAATACCTACAACTACAATATTACCGCCTGTGGGATTGACCTTTACCCAGCCAGTGGGGAGCGCCCCTGTGCTTACAGAAGCGCCAAGGCCGAAATTGTTAGGAATATAATTAGTCGATGTGGGCTCTGAGTTCACGTCATAGAGCATAGTCGGGAACTTTAGAGAGAAGCGACGAAGATCAGGGCCGTTAGGAGGCGAAGAGAACATATAGCCCGCCCCAAGCTGTATCCGAGTACCACTCTCAGGGTACTCGGTCTGCTGGGTGTGAAAAGGAAAGTCAAAAGTTTCCATTAGATAGCGCCACTCTGAATTGCCTTCGTCGTCTTGTAAACGGGGCCACGGTTAATCATATCTTCTTGGACCATAACGATAATTTGATCCCTAGTCGGTGGCGGCTGCTTATCCGGGGAGACTACATAGACTTCCAACGGGCGCTCCGGCTTACCTTGTGGTGCAATAATAACAGGTTTGGCTGCAAGAGCACTAGAGTTAATCTTGTTCCCTTGGGCGTTAATCTGATTCAGATTATCGACACCGATAGCATCCACCGCCGATTTACGAAGAACGTACTCACCGGGCATGGCTTTAATGTCAACGCTGTCACGCCCACGGACAGGACCGTAGCCCGTAGCGGCATGGATAAGACCCCCTTCACGGTAGAACTCGGGGGCAGGGCCACCGCCGAAGGGGGTGCCCGAGGGGTTCCAATTGCCGCCTCCCCAAATGGCGTTCGCCAGTTGGAGAACCAGACGCATCATCTGCTTAGCCGCTTCAGAGGCTACAACGTCCATCATGGCCTTAAGGATAGTGGCTCCCATAGCCCTGAAGGCATCACCAACAGTGGCAGTACCGGACATAATGTCTGAGAAGAAGGTAGAGAAAGCCCCCTGAGTAGCGTCAAGAACGCCGGGGATGCCGTCGAGAACATCAGTCATCATGGACTTGAAGACACCTTTTTCTTCAGCCCAACCTTCGACCACAAGTTTCAGACGGTCACTAAACAGTTGCTCATTTTCACCGAGGGCTTCCCCAAGGGCTTCCATTTCAATCATAAGGTCGCGCTCTTGAGTGCGATACTCGACCGCCTTCGCCAAGTTGGCTTCCATAACTTGAACCAGCGCCTGTTGCTCTCCATAGGCTTGAGTATTTTCCCGGTTCATGTTCGTGAGCTTCTCTTGCTCAGCCCTCAAACGGGCAAGATCAACGTCGCGCAGAGTCATACCAGTGTTGCCGAGTTGGCTATCCAGTGAACCAGTTACTTGCGACTGCATCATTGTTGCATTAGCAAATTGGGCGGGCATAAGCTGTTCATTCGCATAATTAGCCGCACGGCCACGAAGGACCGAACGTGCGTTAGCTTCGGCACCACTAAGAGTACCGAATGCGACTCGACGCTGATCGACCGCCGCAGCGATTCGTTCATTGGCCTCTTGGAACTGAATGGTCGTCATTTCATCGATGCTGTTGAAAGCTTCCATGAGGGCAGTCAGACTATCCTCGGTTCTATTGACGAGGTTCGTGATCGAGCCAGCAAACTGAGGCAGCTTCGTGTACATCGAAGTGAAGGCTGCGATGCTATCTTCCTGCACCCGCTCCATTTCGTTATCGCGGGCGTTCATCAAATCCTGAATCTCGGTATTCAATTCAGCAAGACGTTCGGGGGTCAGCCGAGCCGCAGCGTCCATACTATCACGGTACTTGATCAGAGCATCAATACGAAGACGATAGTACCGGCCTGTTTGATCTTCGACCTCTTGCAGTGCTACACCAATTTCAGTAACAGCAGCAGCGGCATTTTCGTCAGAAGTATTGGAGCCGAGGTTACGAAGAGTACGAGTTGCCAGATTCTTGGCAGTAGTAGCGACGGTGCGAGCGCCGTCAGCAACCGACTCAAGGTTCTTACGAGCTTCTTCAGCCATGGCTTCAGCAGCTTCTCCGAGGGATCGCATCGATTCATTACTGGCGTTGCCAGCTTGACGGGCGTAGGTCTGACGTACATTGGCGGCAAACTGTCGGTTGTTGAGACCCGCGCCAGCATTCAATGCCGCCTCTTGGCCACCAACAGTGGCGGCAAGATTGGCATCAGGATTCTGAAGGATATTAGTTGCCCCCCTGACGCCTTGTTGCCAAGCAAGGTACATTTCCCAATCTTCAGGACGACGACCGAGGTTCTCAGTCATCTGTGCAATCCGGCTAGTCATTTCTTCCATGGCGAACACCATGTTTTGTTCGGGGTCTAGGCGGGGATCGTTAGGGTTACGGTCAGCGATCCGGGTACTAACTTGCTGATCTGGTCGCTTCTCATTCCAAGTAGCTGCCATGATCTGGAAAAGACCACGGGCGGTGGATTCAGGGTTAGTAGCGTCAGCGTTGAAGCGACCCCCGGTTTCGTAGGAGGCTACGTTACGCATCAGATCAGGACTGAGACCATACTCAGTGGCCATATCACGGATGCGTTGGGCCATAGGGATACGCTCACGTTGAGCAACTCGGCCACCTTGAGCTATAGTGTCTTCTTCAACACTCTGTCGCCAAGTGGCAAAGCCCCCTCGGCCAAGAAGGGTTTCAACGTTAACCCCGCTACTACGCCGAGAAATCTCACGACTGATCCAGTCTTCAAACTCAGATTTATTACGGACGGTGTCGGGGATAGTAAGACCCCCAGCGGTGGCTTCTCTTTTCAGTGCGTCGATATCGCTGGAAGGAGCGTTAGCGACAAGAGGTTGTAGAGCCTGAAGATTACGAAGAGCGAGAGCATCGTTTTCACGTTGGGTGTTGATGAGAACCTCGCGAATACGAACAAGCTCGTCGTTGACAGGGTTCATCACTTGCTCAAAAGCGTAACGCTGCTCTGGGGTTCTCTCTACGGAGAAATAGGTCTCCCTAGCGGTTTCCAACTCAGTAGTGATCTTACGGAAAGTTGCTCCATACTGCGCGATTATGCGTTCACTAGCCCGCAGACGCTCAGCAGGGTCTTCTCGGTTTGCCCGTGCTGACGCGGACATATCCCCCGTCAGGTTACCGAGGGGGGCAATTCGAGCCGCCTCGCGGTTTCTGAAAGCTTGCCAGTCGGGGTTAGACAGAAGCGCCATACCCCCCGCGTTTACTTGCGCTTGTTGATTCTGGCCGCGAGCGGCCATCAGGGTCGCAGTGGAGAAGCGAACAGAGTTGAGCCTTTCGATTGCCCCAGCACCGGTCCCGGCCTTCGTAAGAAGGTTAATAAGAACTTGAGAATTGGTCATAAGATTCTGAAGTTCGCCTGTGTCGAGTTGGTCGTACTCCTGAGCGCCGAGAGATTTGAGAATATTAAATGCGTTGGTGATATTTGTCTCTTCTTGAGCGGTCAGCCTGTTGCCAGCAACGGCTTCCGCAACAGCGCGACCGCCGGGGCCTTCGGTGCTGGTGTAGGGTTTCAAGGCAATGAAGCTGGATTGGAAGTTATTAGTAGCTTCTTGTTGAGCCTTAGCTGCCTCGATAGCGGCTTGTCTGGCCTGTTCCTCAGCGAGGGCGCGGACAGCCTCTTTAGCCCCTTCAAGTTGGTTGATATACTCGACCAGCCGGGTGTTCGTCGAATCAATACTCGCACCATATTCGTTAAAGGTAGAAGCGCCGTTGAGGACTTCGATACGCAGAGCCTCGGAACCATCCTTCAGACTATCGGAACGTTGTTTGAGTCGGGCAATAGTTTGCTCGATTTGGCTAAGAACCTGTTGGTACTTATCTTGAGCGGCTTTAGATTCATTGAAAGCCGTTTGCTGTTCGTCCAGAGCGTCGGTGAAGGTCTTAGCAGAAGATTCACCTTGATTCATATTCTGATACAGGAAGTAGAATCCCGCACCCAAGGCAGTGATAATACCAACAAGCGGGAGCGCGAGAGTAAAGGCCCTCATCGCCAGCGTGGCTCGCACCGTAGCGGCGGCACCAGTGTTAATAGAAACGATGAAGGCAGTATGAGCCGCAGCAGCAGCAGTAGCCATACCGCCGACACCCCCAAGAATGCCGGAATAGCTGATAAACGCCGCACCAAGCTTTACGATACTGGCAATGGAGGCAGCACCGAAGGCTATAATCAAAGTCGCCGTCAGGGCTTTCAGGAGAGGAATAGCAGGACCAATCGAGTCCCCAAATTCCTTCATGGTCTTAGCACCGACGATAAGCATTTGAAGAACTGGACGAGCGGCGTCGTTCATGAAGCTCATGAATTCGTTTTTCAGTTCAAGCATGGAATTCTTGAAGGACTCACTCTGCTTGGCAGCGGCTTCTTCAGCCGCACGAGTGAAGGTGAATTGTTCTTGCACTTGACGGATGAAGTCCACCTGATTAGTGGCGGCAACAAGGGCGGCAGCAGTACGAGTCTCAAAAGCCCCCATCGCATCGCCAGCAGTGAGGCCAGCTTCAGCGAAGTTAGCGAGGACGCCAGTGAGCCCTTGGGTTTTGATATCAACGTCGTTCATCGTCAGCCCAAGGTCCGAGACCAGTTGGATGATTTCTTCAGTAGGATTGGCGAGAGAAATCATGATCTGACGGAGACCAGTACCAAGCATAGACCCAGAGCGAATACCCGCTTGGGACATACCCGCGAGGGTGGCAGTCAGTTCCTCGAAAGTAACCCCCGAGTCGGCGGCGATGTTGGCGGAATACTGGAAGCCGAGAACCAGTTGGTCCATAGACAGTTTCGACCTGTTCAGGGCCTCAGTCAGGACGTTGGTGATTCTCTGGGTCTGGTCCGTATTCATATTGAAGACCGTCAGGGAGGTGGTGACGATATCCACGGCGTTCTTCATATCGGTACCAACGGCCATGGCGAAGGCCGAGATAACCGGAAGGGTGTCTTCAATTTCACGAACCGATTGACCGACTTGGGCCAGCATGACCGAGGCTTCAGCCAATTCGACGGCGGAGAACTTGGTATCTTCAGAGGTCTTGATAACGACCGAGCGGAGTCCTTCGAACTCTCGGTTGGTCGCGCCAGCGATGGCTTGAAGCTCACGGAGCTTGGCGTCAAGATCGACGACCCCGGCGGTCATAGCGCCAATAGCCGCTACACCTCCACCCAGAAGGCCATAGTTCATCAGAAGATTGCCCTGCATACCGAGCAGGGAAGCACGGCTCTCATCACTATTCTGAAGACGGCGGGCACCAATGATGTTGTTCTGCATAACCTCTCGGTTAGCGCCTCCACCTTTGGCGAAATCACGAGACTCTTGCAGACGAGCTTGATCGCGCAGTTCCTTGGTACTGACTTTACGGGACTCGTTCAAACGCTGTTGTTCGGCGTTAAGGCTGGCGATCAGCCCAAGCTGCTTCTGGAATTCGGCGCTTTCTTCCTTGACGCCACGGAGGGCCATCTGGTCAAGGCGGAGGCTCTCCTGCTTGAGGCGACCTTTAAGAACAGCGCCGTTGTCTCCGCGCTGCGTAGCCTTATAGATATTCAGGTTCTCGCGCTCGATAGCGTTCTGCTTTTGCAGCGCCTCAATTTGCTGGCGCATAGGCGTCAGACGGCTGTTGGACATACTGGCGATCTTGCCCATCAGTTGTTCTTGTTGACGAAGCTCGCCGTTTACTTGAGCGATCTGAGCCTTGTAAGCGGACTCCCCTGCCAGAAGCTTATCAAGAGCGGCTTGTTCCGAACGGAGCGTACCGAGGTTTTGAATACCGAGGGCGTTAGCATTTTCAGTAATGGTGCCACGGACGTTACCACGAGTACCGCTCAATTGCGTGGCGAAGCCTACGCGGGCTCTCTGTGCAGCAATCTGAGCAGCACGAATCTCGGCGTCTACGTTAGCAAGGTCTTGCTTACTCTTGGCAAGACTAGCAATCAGCGCGGATTTGACCGACCGCGCAACGTTCTTGTAAACATTCGCTTGGAAGTTTACTGCGTCAGCGACGAGCACTTCCTCAGTTTGGGCAATAGCAGACTTTCGGGAATTGGCGTTAGACTGTCGAACGCGGCCCGCGACAGTCCCACCCCCCGCGAGGGCAAGATCGCGAACAGTCTGTCCTGCGTTCGAACCTTCGCGGGTAATGGCGTCAAGGTCTTTTAGAATCTTACCGAGGCGCTTTTCATAAGAAGCAAAGGCCCCACCAGTCAGATCAACACTGCGCTTGATAGCGGAGACTGCGTCATGAATCTGTTTCAGCGATCCTTGACTGTCAACACTAGCTTGGATTTCTACCTTAGGGCCGTTACCTGTCGGGGTCATTTCTTGAATATATTCCCTAGCATTGACTGTGCTTCTTCCTTAGAACTCGGAGTGTGGGTAACAACATTCTCTTCGTTTTTACCGCCGCCGAAAGCTTGTTTCAGGATTATACGCAGAACTTCATGCTGTTGGAAAGCTTGTGCTTGGAACCACGACAGCCTCAGCCGTGCATACTCTTGAATATCTTCCAAGCTATTAGACCAATACACAGAGTCTAGTGATGCGGGGTTTACTTCAAACGCCCACATCACTGATTCCCTGAAAGTTAGCCCTTTGAACCATCTGATGGTTGCGTTGATGGAGTCTGCTCCGTCAGGCTGGGCGTCTCCACCTTTTTGGTCAGCACTGCGATCACGCGAATAAAAAAAGCCGTGACGTGTTCGACCACCCATTCCAGCATTTCTTCTACGGCTTCTTGTTCAACGATGTACATATCGAATGGACGCATAGTAGTAATCTTGCCGGTAGGGGATCGGTCGGCCAGCACTTGTTCGATGATTTTATTACGGATATCGGGGTCCGTGTAAACAAGGGCGATCAGGTTAGTATCAGGGATAAGTCGCAGCAACTCATTCAGGAGACCATAGCTCATAAAAAGCTCTCGGTCGTTATTATCGACCTTGATAGTGATAGTTTTAGAGGGGGTATTAGGCTTGGACAATATAGTTGCTCCTAAAAGAAATCCTCCTGTAGCATAGCCACAGGAGGATTCAAATGCAACCACTTTGATTACTGACTATTAGGTCAGGATCGCGGCGGGGACGGCACCAAACTGAGCGAAGTGCGGATCAGTCGGGATCAGGTCGTAGATACCAAGTTCGATGGGCATATTGCCGTAATCGTTGGTCGCGAACGAGAGGTTCAGACCGTTGGTGATGCGGACCTTAGGCAGAGCGACCGAGATTTCGTCACCGTTAGCCAGAGTACCGTGGGCGATAGCCGAGAAGAAGGGCTGCTCGACCTTGGAACCAACTTCAATGAAGTTCATCCGACGAACAACCGAGCCGGTGGCAAGGTTACGCTGAATGTTCGGGTTCGTGGTAATCACGTTCGTCGCGATAGCCGAAATCTTGCGAATCACCGAGTCGTCCGGGGTCGTCGGGTCTTGAATCAGAACCCAATCATTAACGGCAAAACCGGTGCCCGAAGTGGCGGTGAAGGTAGTCGCCGGAGAGCCCGAGGAAGCAGTGACACCAGCCGAGAGGGTGGTCTCGATGTTGGTGGCAGCAACCAGTGCAGCACCATTCAGTTGGGCGACGTAGGCGAGGTTTTTAGGCGAGAACTCGTACAGTTCAGCCGAAGCTCGCGCCGTGTGGCCAGTCATAACCGAGAAGACCACGGTGTTCTTGACGCCTTGCGAGAGGTCGGTGTAGGTGGGTTCCGCAGTCACGGCAAAGTTCTTGACCAGACCAACCGAGTGGAGGGCGCGGGTCAGGTTGAACAGGTCGGCTTGAGGGCCGATCAGGAGCGTAGCGGCCCCAAGCATGAAACGGTTGGACATTGCTAGACCAAACATAGAGATTAGCTCCTTTACAAAATCGATAGCATCATTATACTTAAACCCAACAGCCTAGTAATGGTTTGTTTTCAACTAAAGGAGTTCTCGTGGAAGAGAAAAGTTTTACAATTCGTCTACCCATTGATCTTGTGGACCAACTCGATATGAGAACCCAGATTAACTACCGATCCCGCACTAAAGAGATTCAATCTCTGCTCATCTTCGCATTGGACAATCTGGCCCAAGAGGCTAAAGAATCTAGGGCAGAAGCGAAGTTGAGCCCCGATCAAAAGCAAACCCCTGAAGAATAAACTTGAATTGGCGGTTGGTGGTTTTGTTGACGGGGCTTACGGCCAACTCATTCAAAGCCACCATTTGGCCGATAACAGCTTGGTTGCCGTAGTTGACGAATTGGTGCTTAGTCTGAGAACGTACAAGATTGACCAGTTCTCCCGTGGCCTTGTTAAGCGTGAAAGTGTCGTTGATGTTAAGGACGAACATCAGCCTAGAGTACATTAGAGAATCGTCTTCAGTGTAATCAAACTGGTAGATTCCAACCAGATTACCGGCAGGGAATTCCTGCTCATTAACGTTCTCGTCAAAATCAAAAACAGTTAGATTATACTCAGGGTGTTGAGCCTTGAAGAGCTTAACGATTGCCAAGGCTGACGCCCATGCATTTTGATAATTATTCGGAACCATCAGCCCATCCTCTTGACCATGTTAAGTATTGCGGCCCTTACTTTAGTCTCAACGAACCATTCTGTATAGGGCTCCATCAAGGGGCGCTTACCGTCGTTGTAAGAGAGCTTACGCTTATTCTTAGTATCGATAGGCAGGGCGCGGATAATAGACTCACTGTCCCTATAGGAGACATTAGGGAAAGGGTTCACAATCACCCTCACATTCTTTCTAGCCTGAGCATTAGCTACAGCGAAGCGGCCTCTATCATCACGGAAGACTGTTTTGATTTGTCTTTTGATGCGGGGGTTATACCAACCATCGGTTTCGACTTGCTCAAGTCGTGTGCGAAGAGTCGTCTTACCGAACAGGCGTTCGCCCGGTAGATTGAACAAGGCAGAAGCTAGAGAATCGTGGGGCTTCGACATACCCTTATAGAACCTGTTACTCATATCGCCTTTAGGGTTTTTCCTACGACGCCACGATTCAGAAAGCTCTGCCCAAGTCTCAGTTCTATTTCCAAACACCGGAGCGGCGTTATCCCTGCCGATGAAGGTAGCTCTCAAAGTCTTACCGTATTGGTTTTTAAGAACTTCCACTTGGTCAACAAGAGGTTCAAAGTAGGCGGCTGCTCCTACCAAGGCTAGATTCCTGATAGTCTCACTAACCGCATAATCAAAGTCTTCCATTACGACTTCCTAGCAGTAGCGAAATACAATCCCAACTGAGGTTCAGCGTTAATGATTGTGTATCCAGCGATCATATCGTTCGGAACCAAGGGTACGTTGGCGATGATACGGACCAGATCGGCGCTGATTCTCATTTCATCTTCTTGCATTTTAGTATACTCGATAACGACAGGGATGGTTGTGGTCGAGGTGGAACTAGTTTTCTTCAGCCCCGTTACGGTATCCGTTCCAGTGGCCCGCGTGGTAAGGACCGCTGCGGGGTGTGTAATCTCAAAGAGCTTCAAAGTCTTATGGATGATCCTGTTGGAGAACATCGAAGGACCATTCTCTCCTGCTAGGTACTGTTTACCAGTTGTCTCGTCGCGGATACGGTCCCCCGGCGTGGCTACAGAATCAGGGTAAGTCTTCAACAGCCTACGCGGCAGGAAGAAATAAGAAGAAGATTCCTCTAGCGGGATAGCAAGAAGCTGGGCGCTGAACGTGGTTTTTCCGTAGGCGTAGAACTTGCTTGCGAAAAGATCGATAGCTCTAGTGAGGTCCATTTTAGACTCCTGTGACAGGGTCGGCAGGACTCGTGACGACGAAGAGCGTCGGGGTAACCAAGGGGGAGCTAGTGTAGATGATCGCCAGATACTCGTTGTAGCGAGCATTGATAAGAGCCTCTACCGGTTGTAGACTCGTAGAAGTGCTCAACCGAGTGATCTTCGAAGTCTCAGATTCTACAGACTTATAAAGTCGCATCCTAGTAATAGGTACAAGATTCAGGAGGGTTTGCCAGAACAGCAACTGCTTGGCTGCAAAAACAAGGTCCATATCGGCGCTAGATAGGGCCGTCAGGAAGTCTTCACCATACTTACCTGAGCTAAGGTCAACGTAAGAGCGGTAGAAATCAATGTCTGCATCAGGCACCTCAACATCGTTAACTCCAAGAATCAATCGCACCTCATCAGGGGTATGACTGATGAAAAGATCGGGGACAACGTAGTAGGCGTATTGAATATCGAAAACCATATTAGATACCTCGTAGGATACCTCAATACGGTGTTGGCGGTATTTCTCACCACCCGTCAGGACGTGGGCGATAGCTGGGATAACGATCCAAGCAGACGTAGCTCCTGACACAATGGTAATAGGGGTGGAAGTGACCACAATGCCGTCCATATCGCGGACAACAAAGGCCGCAACAGTAGGGGACGCCGGGTCGTCCCCAATCTTGAAGTCTACTCTAACATTAAGGGTTTTCCCCGGAAAGACGTACATAGTCTTTATACCTTATTACTCAGCGGCGGTCGTATCTACGGCGGCTTCACCAGAGCGCGTTCCACGGCCCCGTTTGGCGGTGGCTGTTCGCTCAGCCTCTTGGTCTTCTTGTCGCTCAAGATCAGCGGCGCTCTCGACGGATCGCATTCGCTCAACACCGTTGTCTGCGGAAGGAACGACCTTACGATACGCAGCCAGAGCGGCGTCTTCATCACCATTAGCACGAGCCAGATGATTAACGTATTCAGTCCAATCCGAGTTTTCGAGAACTTCGACGATCTTCAGTTGACCATGATTGACCAGACCTTCAGCCCACGGGCCGAAAGGAGCAATCGTGTCGCGCTTGCTCGAAACATATACGCCAGTGCGCGGGTCTTGCAGACCACCTTCACCAATGGCACGGAGAATAGCTACCTTCATGATGGAATTCCTTTTTATCGGGGTCGTAACCCCAGAGACCTCATTGTAATGCGAAGGCGGGGGTGATTACAACGGTTAATATGCAACAGAGAAAGGGCCGGGAATAAATCCCGGCCCTTCTTCATTCTTAAGCTTCAATTACGAAGCTTGCGTGTAGTCATAGACCGAACGAGTGTCACCGTGGATCAGGCGGAAGCCCGTATTCATGGTGCGGAAGTAGCTGATCGTCTGGTTACGAACCGAACGTTCCGATTCGTTAATCAGCGAGCCAGATTCAACCAGTTCTTCCAGCGTGTCGGCTTTCGAGAAGCCGATCAGCTTACCAGCCGGGGCCGAGGACGAGAGAACGAAGTTCACCGGGCCTTGGAACAGCGGGACAGTGCCGATTTGGAAGCCGGAGCGAGCGAGGTTCTCGTTCACACCGCCACCTTGGGCAGCTTGCGGGACTGCGAACAGTTGCAGCCACTGGAAGTAAGCGTCGTAGTTACCAACGACAGTGTCAATCGGCAGTTGATCTTTAGCACGATCAACCAGCCACTTCAGGAGACCCTTCCACGACAGCGTACCAGCGGTGTGTCCAGCGTCGAGGGCAAACTGGTTGACCTCAGGGGCGGCACCGTAGGTGGCGTCGATACCGGTGGTCAGGGCGTGACCGTTGACCAGCAGATTCGTGGCAGAGCGGACACGGGACAGTTCCATGGCGCGTTGAGCACGGTTAGCGTAGGGAGTCATGATATCCAGCGAGACACGACGTTCGAACTCGTAGGAGGTCCGATAACCCATACCGTGTTTGAAGATACCGACCGACTGTTGGCTGGTACGGATCGCGGAGACCGGGATATTGCCCGATTCAGCGATGATACCGGCGACTTCGTAGTCATCAGCCTTGTCAGCAACAACCGTCGAAATCATTTCCACGCCGTTAATGGTACGCGACTGAGAGACAAGCGATTCGACCGTTTCCAGTTGGTTCTGCTTGTACTTGTAGGTCACCATATCGTCGATGACTTCCGGGAACATGGCACGGGTGCCGGGGAAGGTTTGGAACGTGTCAGCGGCGGCTTGCAGGAGAATGCCCTGTTCGAAGTCGTTAGCAACCGGCAGAGCCAGAGCAACCTTGACCAGATCGTAACCATTCAGACCGGCGTTAAGAGCTTGGGCCTTCAGATCAGCGTCCTTGGTACCACGAACATCAACCGACAGGTTGAGGTAGTCACGCATCGACAGACCAGCTTCCTTAGCCCTCGCGACCAGAAGCTCACCAGCGGCACGAGACTCAGCAGGGTTTTCATGACGGAGATTACCGATCACGTCCTCTACAGCTTGTCGCTTCACAGTAGCGAGATTATACATAATTACTTTCTCCGTCTTTCAAATTAAAGGAAGTGAACGTGGGCGCGCAGATTCGGAACGTCGAGGAAGACAGTCCGGTTATGAGCAGTACCCGTAGCAAATTTGACTTCACCAGCACCAGCGCCAACGATGGCTTTACCAATACCAGCAACATCACCCGAGGTCAGGCCGGTCTTGTAGGGAACCCAATCGATGAACTTCATCGAAACAGTGGCAACCTTGACGCCTTCTTGAACGCGGTCTTCGTAAACTTCCAGACGACCGACGATGATATCGCCATCCGCTGCCAGCTTAACAGTCTTGGGGGCAGTCGCATCAAGCGACAGGGCCTTGCCGAGGTCGGCTTGGGTTACCGTGCCCGAAATGTAGAAGGTCTCTTGAAAGTCTTCAAGGTAGCGACCCTTAGTCGAAATAACACCGTACATTATTTGGTCTCCTTAGAACGGGCTCGGAATGCGCTGAAATCAGCAACGTCGTTTTTGGCAAGCTTCAGGCTACCAGTATCCACCGGAGTTTCCTTGGTGGCGAACAGATTAACCAGATTTTTACCGGATTCTTTGATCAGAGTGATCGCAGCTTTCGAATCCACCGCTTCTTGCGGGGCCTTGACACCAGTTGCGACCTGAGCCGCAGTGGCTTGTTCGATAAGGAAAGCCCGAACTTCAGTCAGTTCAGCTTCAGCAGCGGCCAGCTTCGTACCGGCTTCCGCATCAATCTTACCTTCGGCTTCAGCCAGAGCATCCGTCAGACGGGCGACTTCAGCGTCGGCAGCGGTCTTGGCGGCGTTGGCAGTAGCAATCTCTGCATCTTTAAGAGCGATCAGAGTATCAGTAGCTGCGCCTTGCTCTTTGAACTTGGCGTCCAGAAGGGCGGAAATGTCATCTTTATTCATCGAAGGGATTTCCTCACTAATTATGTCCGCTAGGTTAGCGATGAGCGGCAAAAATGTCTTATGGTCATTTTGGTGATTTTTGGCTGCGAGCTTGTAGAATTCAGTATTCGCAAATCGCGAAGAATCGTTACCTACAACACGAGAGCCTTTAGAAGCGCCAGTATCGACAATAGATTGTTCGATCCATTGAGCCAGCCCATCAACAATGATGTGAGCACCATCGACGCCAAGCTGGTGACCGTTATCGCAAGTCAGGTCCATCAGATTTTCCATCGTGCCTGTCTTATAGTCGAAGTTACAGGCAGAGCAAAGCAGCTTCTCAGCATTGATGCCGATGCTTACTTGATCAGTCGTACCGGTGTTGATGCTCTCAATAAGCTCGACGTTGGTACGGGGTACATAGAACAGCGAGCTAAGTTCAAAGGCACCGTCGTTTGCTTGATCGACACGAGCCATGAAAAGACGACCTACGTTCAGCAGTTCGGTGTCATGCATCTGGTGCAGAGGAATACCTTCGTCGGAGCTATTGAGGGTCTGGGCCATTTCTTCCAGAGTACGCCGGGTATTGACGGCCTTTTGGAACAGTCCCTTTTCCCGGCGGAGTGGGCGGGTGTTGAGAGAGCGGGATTCGAAGACAGCGATCTTCGAGAGGTCAACCTTAGCCCCACCGTTAACACGGGTGATGGCGGCGGCAATCTCAGAAGTAACAGGTAGCTCACGCATTATGCAGCCTTTCTAGTAGAGTCTGACCCCGCAGCGGCGTCAGAGCCGGGTGCCTTGGCTTGACGGTCAAGAGAGCTTCCTTGCTTCTTGGCGTCACCAGAGGGGTCGGCAGTTGTAGAACCATCGACAGCGGCATCAGCCGCAGCAGCTACAGGATTCATGAATCCTGTTCCACTAAGCTCTTGAGCATCAGTGGGCTTGGGGCGACCAAACATTTCGATGTGGAAGTAGTCGTCTGTAATAACTCCGTAAGACAGTAGCATCAGCAGACGATTTTGCTTCATAGTTCTTTGCGGTTCAAGTTCCAGATCGGGTCGAAGCTCAACTTTGTCGAAGCCGAACTCCACGCGGGACTGTGATCCATTAAGACGAAGAGCAAGAGTGAGCATTTCCGACATAAAGTGAGCGATAGGAGTATTCACCGCATCAGAGTGCATCGAGAAGATACGAGATTCGACCGACGCGGTATTCACGCCTTTATCACCCCGACCAATCACCGTGGCCATGGTCTTGAGAGCAGCTTGGTTCTGATCGTTGAACATATCGATCATAGGTTTGATATCGAGGGCCATGCCCGCCGATTTCTCATTCATCATCCCCGGCTCTACAGCGTCGGAGTGAACGAAGGCTTGATCCACAGTAAGGGTGGAGATAGTCGTGCTGATTTCTTGGAGGCGAGCTTGCATCCAAGTGTTCATGATGTTCTCATCAGCCTGAGCATCAGCCGGGGCGTTCTTACGAAGGACTTCTTCCACCACCTTGATATGCATTCGGGGGTAACCCGTCTTACGCATGATGCGGTACATATCGTTGACCACTTGCTGGCGAGCAGCAATGGTATTGATGGCGGAAACGAAGGGCGAGTGAGCGTAAACCCCTGTCGGGTCGCGCTTGAGGAAGGAGACGAAGAAGGTAGGGATATCGAGACTGATTTCGTCGGAGCTACCAGCGGGGACTTGGACAGGCTTCAGTTGGCCGGGGGTCTTCTCTCGCCATTGAACAGTGGCCAAATCAATGTGGCGTAGTTCTGCGGGCAGCATGGTCTTGTCGAGAACAAGCTCAGTGCCAATACCACCACGGAGCAAGAGAAGATAACGAAGCTCGTCGAAGAAGGGGGCCATCGAAGGCTTCAGTTGGAAGCCGAGGCTATAATCGTTCTTCGAGAAGAGACCTTGGAGAAGAATGTTTACTTGGTCATGACCCTGAGAGTCGATTTTGCCGGATTGGTCGTAGACCACCCACCAAGGTTCCGCTGAAGAGGCCACCGTCAGGTAAGCGTTCACGGATGCTGAAACGTCAGGGTCATGTTTGAAAAGATTTTGAAGCAGGGTGCGGGAATCGTCCGACGCACGAGACGCGAAGATATCGATCATATGATCGCGGTAGCCGGGTACGGTCAGTACCTGATCGGTATTCTGAGCATTAAACGTCGGCGTTTGGCCGGTCCCCTTGGGGTTAGCACGTTTTTTGTTCAGAATTATCTGGATTGCTGATTGCGCCATACGCGATTATCACCTTTGCTAACGCCGAGATTGTCATTGACTTGTCTCTTCAAGTCAATGTTCGAAGTTAGAACCAAAGTTCTGACCTCATCTTTCGAGTTTGCCATGATGTAGTCCGACAACTTCTTTGAGGCCAGCATGAAGGCTAGGGCATGGAAGTAGTGGTCATTACCAGTCTGTTTCTTCCAGACTGCTTTCTCGCCTTCTTCCTCGTGACGGACGTTATCCATCATATGCTGGATCAATGTAGATTGTTGGTCACCAAAGTTGTTAAAGGTCATATGGTTTGTACGAATAGCCTTGGCAACATCGTCCAGCAGCGCGGTTTTGTTTACCTGAGCATAGGTCTCATCATCGACAAGCTCGTTCTCCTTGACCGTAACCTCAGTGAGCCCACGGTATTCGACCGGGATGATCTTACCTTTGGAGATAGCCCTCACCGCGATTGCGGTGGGAGTGTAGGGGTGGCGGTCAATAGCTCCTGAAACAATTTTGTAGGTAGCCAGCAATTCTTCAACCCGCTTCTCAAGCTGAGTGGCAGGGACAGTTTCCCAGACGAAGACGTTCCATCCATCGACCTTGTTGTAGGTACCCATGACGATGTGGCACGTTTGGCCAACGTCGATACCGATGAAAACTTGCTGGTCGCTGTACTTCCAGCCGATAGCGCGGCCCAAGGCGGCACGAACCATATCCTCTGATAGTGCGATAGAGTCGTCGATGTAGGCTTCGCCAAGCACCGTGTTGTGGAAGCGACGAAGGTTCGTCTTCTTCTTGGCCTCGATCAATTCCCCGACGATGTAGCGGATATCTAGGCCATCCAGAGAGAAGGGCCGAACCCGATACCCCCTAGATATGTCGGATAGGGAAGGCAGTAAGGGAACCCACTCTCTGGACTCATGGTCTCCGAGGTTGAGGGGTTCTCTGCATCGCTCACAGACAACGTGGGAGTTTCGTAGGTCGAGTTCTCCCACGTTGTCGATATTGATCTGGTCCACCAAGGAGGAATGCTGGTCTCCGATACCGGGAATATCGCAGAAATCTCGGGTGAAAGTTGGAATTTGCTGATGGTTGCAGTGAGAGCACTTAATGAAGAATTCATGTTGATCTGACTCCGTGAAGTCCTTGTTGATTCCCGCTTTGGGGTATGTGGGGGTAGAGAACTTCTGGTTAATCTTGTAGCGAGAGCCCTGAAGACGCGACCGGAACAGGTTCAGCATTTCAGGGTCGTCCATCAGGTCGATTTCGTCGTTCATGACCATATCGGCGGGGATAGAGGTAGCGTCACCTTCTTTCGAGCCGGTGAGGTAGAGGAAGCTCTGACCGAACTGCATCAGGCCCTTGGCGCGGACAGCGTCTTCGTCAAACTCAGACATAAACACAGCGTCGTTCTCGACGATAGGCTTGATACGGGTCTGAGAGACCCGGTCCCTCATCACATCGTTAGGCATCGTGTAGATTACGCTGACGCCGTCGAGACGACGCACCCATGCGAGGGCTTTACGGACCTGAATCTCTGTCAGGCCCACCTGAGAGGGCTTGACCACGCTCATGTTCTGGTGAAAGTCGTCTGCGATCTGGCGCTGGAACTCATAACCCTTGATGGAGAAGGGGCGCTTACGAAGCGTCGTATTATGTTCCAGCCACTCCGTCGTTCCCATGGTCTCCGAATCGATGGAGTAACGGTGGCGAAGACGGTTGAGGAATTTATCCATCAGGTCTTGTTCGTTCATTCAAAGATTATTGCACTAAAAACAACGGATGGAAATAGGGCATTGTTTGTTTGGAGATATCGAAGTTGTTGGATTTCTCTCTGTTCTCTTCTTCTGTGAGAATCTGAAGGTTGGCGGGAACATGAAGGCCGCAAACTAGAGGGTGGTTAACCGGTACGATATGATCGACCTGATACTGCACACCCTCTAGCAGGGTTTTAAGGGCCGCATCAATGTAAATCTCACGAACGTCCTTGGCAAAGTGTTTTGCAACAGCCGTTCCGGTGCCTTTTGCACGGCGCATTGCGTCTCTCGCCGCACGGTATCCGGGGTGACGGCGGTTGATTTGGGAGGATCGGGCGCAGAAAACACAGTGCTTGTTGCTGACGTACCTTTCGGTATTTTCACAACGTTTACAAGGCTTTCCGTGGTATTTTTCGGCTGGCTTCATGTTTTATATATTATATTAAACAAATTTTGACGCGCCTCTTTTATTCTGTCACAGTCACACCATATACCCATCTGAGAGAACAAGGAGAACACCATGAAGACCGAGAGTATCTGGGATTTTGTCCAGCTAATGCAACGCCTGACTACCGAACCCGAACTGTTGGATACGGACCAGTTTCCCCCAGAGTTCCGTGCGCTGGTCAAACCGCTGCTGCAAACGACGGTGGCGAAAGCCCAAACCATCGACGACCTGATGACTGAAATCCAGAGTCTGTATAACGAACTCAATCAGTTCTCTCCCGGTATCCTTGAGGCAGATAGGGAAACATACACCCAATACCTCAAGCTGAAAACATCGCTGATCGGAAAGATCGTGGAGCTTAAGGAACGCACCATGAACCTTCGGACTGTAAAGACCTTCCAAGATAGGGTGCTCGCAGCCGTTGACAAGGTGCTGACTTCAGAACAGCGCACCGAGTTCATGAATATTCTAGGGGTGTCGGAGAAATGAGGTACGACGTTTTCCTTCGGTGTGAGACTCACCGCAAGGTAGATAAAGAGAAGGCCGAGGCTCTGATTGGTCAGACTTGGGCTCCCTACTACGTTTATGAGGCAGGGACTTTCAAGATCGCACAGGAGTTTATACCGTTTTGAAACATGAAATCTGGGGTCCAGCGGCTGGATCGACACTTATGACAATCGCCCCGACAGATCATGGTCGGGTTGGTATCAATCTCGGACACGACTTCTCAACGACCTACGGAGTCTTCACCTACGAGGGTATTGAGAAAATGAGAGACGCACTGAACGAAATTTTGAAAGACAGGAAATGAGCAGCACTATTACGACCCGTCGCGATGCGACACCTATCTTCTCTGCGGTGGCACGAGACTATCTGAAGGCTGGCCTGAGCGTCATCCCTCTCGTGTACCATGAGAAGCGGCCTATCCCGCAGGATTGGTCCCGCTTCCACAACGAGCAGCCTGATCAGGAAGAGTTTGCCGAATGGATGCGTGATCACCCGAACGGTAACATCGGTCTGGTGCTTGGTGAGCAATCCGGCATCACTGTGATCGATATCGACCTTGATACCACTCAGGAGTCGAACCAGAGGATCATGGCCATCATTGAAGCGGCCCTTCCGAAGTCCCCTTGGCACCGTATCGGTAAGAAGGGGAAGGTCATGGCCTTCAAATTCAACAACGTCCCGACGTTCCGTATCAAGGACGCTGGCGGGAATATGCTTGTAGAGCATCTGGGAGCCCGTACACAGGTTGTTCTGCCTCCGAGCATCCACCCCTCCACTCAGCAGCCTTATCAAGCCAACGTGCCCCTCCTGAGCGTTCTGGACCAGCTTCCGATCCTGCCCAACAATATCGAAGATATCCTTCGGAAGATTTTGCAAGATAACGGGCTGAATCTGAGCCTGTCTGGCCGTACCCGAGTCACCGATTTTACGGCTTCTGGTGCCCGCGACTCCAAGATGATTCAAGTTGCGGGTTCTTATGCCAACGGTGTGATGCGGGGGGAGCGTCCCTTGTCGGAGGCTATCCACCTTATGCGTGGTTGGTACGAAGGTTTCGTCGAACACGTTGCTGGTGACAAGATCGATATCGACAAAGGCATCCAGCGGATGATCGAATTCATCCTGCGTGACGTTCAAGAGCGCAAGAAGCCCCTTCCCAAGGGGTGGGATGAAGGTCTGAGCGACGAAGACAAGCGGTCTATGCATCTGGACTTCACCGAAGATCAGGTGGAATGGGACTTCGACCAGATCAAAGAGTACATTCAGGCTCAGTTTGAACTGTACCCCGAGAACGACTACCGCCGTACCGAGACCATGGATAAGGTTCTTGAGAAAATCGCTCAGAGCCAGCAAATGAATTCGCTGGATCAAGAGCGACTCATGAAATACATGATCGATGTATCGAAAGAGAAGATCACCATCAGCAGCTTGAAGAAGCGGCTCAAGGAAATCGGCTCTGGTGACCTCTCTGGGGAAGATCATACCGAGATTGCCCAAGCAGTCATCCGTGACTTCCAGCAGTTTGGCGATCTGAGGAACTATGGAGACCGTATCTGGACGTGGGCTGGTAGCCATTGGGTCGAAAAGCCCAAGTTCGAAATCATGAAGTGGATCGCTGAAGAGTATGGTGCCATGCCTATGGCTCGCCGTGAGAGCGATCACAAGCAGATTATGAGCATCGTGAAGACCCTTCTGCCCGCCGGAATCCAGACTATTGCCCAGAAAGGGGTCAATTTCGCTAACGGTTTCTTGGCTACAGACGGTAAATTGTACGATCACAGCCCCGCATATGGTGCAACTTACACCCTTCCCTTCCGATATCTGCCTGAATTGGCAGGAAAAGCGCCGAAATTCTTCGAATTTCTCCATCAAGCGTGGGGAAATGACCGGGATTACCAAATGAAGGTGCAAGCACTGCAAGAAGCCATGGCGGTGACCCTCTTTGGTATGGGGCCACGGTTCCAGAGGGCTATTCTGCTGGAAGGTGCTGCGAAGACGGGTAAATCCCAGCTTTTGAAGATTGTCAGCCATATTGTGCCTGATGCAGCACGTTGCGTCTGTCCTCCCGATACTTGGGGCGACAAATTCAGTCCTGTGACCATGGATAATAAGATTTTGAACGTTGCTGGCGAGCTTCCTGAGGAAAGCAGGATCAATGGTCAGCGTTTCAAGGACATTATCTCTGGTGACGAGATTCAGGTGCAGTACAAGGGGGGCCAGTTGTTCCAAACGAGCATTCAGGCCACTCACTGGTTCGGCTCTAACCACTTGCCGAAGTCGCAGGATACTTCTGAGGGCTTTAATCGCCGTTGGTTGATCTTCCGCTTTGATAACGTGATCAAGGCAGAGCAGCGTATTCTCGACTACGGTGAAATCATTGCCATGGAAGAGCGTGAGGGTATCGTTGCTTGGGCCGTGGAGGCGCTTCCTCGTCTGCTTCAGCAGAACGAGTACACCCTTCCGCCGAGCCACGCTGGTCGTGTCGCTGAAATGGCGAACATCAACAACAGTGTTCGCTTCTTCCTGTCGGAAGGACAGGCTGTTACCTTCAAGCGCGGTTCCAGCATCGGTGAAATGAAGCTGCACCAGAAGTATTATAGCTTCTGTGTCGGGCCGGGTAATATGCAAGCGTATGGTATGCGACAGTTCAGGACCAAGATGCGTGATCTATCTCACGAGTTCGGGTTCACTATCAAGATGGAAATGCACCCCTCTGGTTCCATGCAGTGTGTCTATGAGGGAATTGGTCTTTACGAAGGAAAGAAATAAGATGACGTTCACTACCGGTCTAGCTCTCTATGGCCTGATTACCGCTGGCACTGCCAGTGGTCTGGCACTGTTTCAGTATGTGGTGATGCCTTTTGTGGAGGGGATCACCAAGTTGAAGGAAATTATCAATGAACGAAGTTCCCGAGCAAAATGAGGAAATCGAAGAACCACCAATCTATCGCTATATCGTTATAGTGGATGGGTCGCCTCATACAAAGTCGGTGACCTTGGAGGCTTCGGTCATATCAGCTAGAGAGGCAGATACAGTGACTGACGATCCTATTGGTATTTACTCTCTGCATTAAACGGGGCCTGTCGCAAGACAGGCCCTTTTCTTTTGGGCTCTTCATTAACCCGGCGAGCACATACAGAGAAGCCCCCGTCTTGCAGGACGAGGGCTTCGGGAGAGAGGACAATATACACATGAGACAGTCGAACGTTGCTAATATAAGCATCAAAGCGCGAAGCGCAAGTGTGGTTCAAAGTGGTTATCTGGAAATGTGAAAAGTTTCCCCGGAGTGTGAGTGGCATGACCACCCCCAGAACGTGAACGAAACAAGAACAAAGGGCCATAGGGGTCTTGTTGCGAGCGGTTCGCAAAGATAAATGTCTAACCATATCAGTCACTTAGACAGCCCAGGGCGATTGTCACAAAAGGTTCACAATACATCCCGTTCTTTCTCCGATCTAGGGGCCACTCCACCCCGCCCCTCAACTACCGGGCAAGCCTACCTCCACCCCCCGCCACCCCGGCGGGACTTGCGCCCCTTGCATAGGGGGCAAGATGAACCGCCACCGGAACCGGCCTAGCCCGGTTTCACGGCACCGTGAAAAAAGGGACCACCCTATGACCACCCTCGCAACCATCGCCGCGAACATCGGTTCGGCTATCGCCTCCGCCGATGCCGCAAACGATGCCGCATCCGTCGTCAAGTTTGACTCGCTCGTTTCGTTCGCCGCTGGCGTCGCCGTCCGGGTTCGGATGGAACACATCAACACCGGTTCCAATCTGGAAACGGACGGCAAGGGCCGTTTCGTCGCCGTCGTGGACCTCTCCAAGGATCAGCGGACGGCACTAGTCGCCGCCTTGGGCAAGGGCGGCACCGTGAAGGACAAGGACGCGGCGAACATCGCCAGCCTTGGCCGCTCGCTCGCCCTCTTCGCCGTTCCGCTCATGATTGAGGACGGCAGCCTTCGCGAGGCCGTGTCCGGGGATCGGATGCGCGAAATCATCGAAGAGACTGTCCTGTATCTCACGCATGGCAAGGACACTTACAACGCCTTGGAACGCCTCCGTTCCAACAAGTGGCAAGCCTTGCCGTTCGTCATGGCCACGGACGGCGAGGACGGCGAGGACGGCGAGGACGGCGAGGGGGTGAACCTCTCCGATACGCTCGACACGGCACCGGCTGGCGAGGGCGAGGGCGAGGGCGAGGGCGAAGGGACCGCACCGGACCCGGAAGCCACCCTCGACGCTGAAGTCTCGAACGCGGTCCGCGCCCTGCAAGCCGCCTTGGATCGGGGGGAAGTCTCCCGGATCATGGCGCAAGGCGGCGGGGCTCTCGCTCTCGCTCTCGGCGCTGCTATCGCGGCGGAGGCGGAGACCCGCGAAGCGGTCCGCATCGCTGAAGAGGCGGAGACCTTGGAGGCCAAGGCGGCCAAGGTTCGCGCCAAGGCGGCCTAGGGTCCAACCTTCCCGCCATCCGAAAGGGTGGCGGGACACTTGGACCCTAGACCACCCGGAACAAAACGGAACGGAATGAGAACAAACCGTGAACAAACCGTGAACATTCGTGACATACCCGCTTTCTCGCGCTCGCGCCCAGAGGAAAAGCCTTTCCAAAGGTTAAGAAGCGGGCGCTAGAACATTCCGGGAGTTTTCACGGCACCGTGAAAGTTCCAAAAAATCTTGACCCTGAAAGGACTTGCCATGTTCGTTCCCTTTATCTGCATCGTCGCAGGACTGTGCCTCGCTCTTTATGCAGCGGCATCCGCCGGAATGGCGTTCGACCGAAAGGCCCTTGTGCCACTGGCGGGGTGGTCTATCGTGTCTGTGGCATCGTGGGCAGGGGCGCTTGCTGCGGCATCGTCGGTGCTGGCATGATTGGGGATAGCCGGGCCAGTCGCACGGAACAGCGCACCTTTCCGTCGCACGTCCAAGCCCAATCGTGGCTGGACACCCTCGCAGGGCAACTGTGTTCCTACGCCCGGTGGCAGGACGCGCAGGGGTGTCATGTGGAGGCGCGTTACAAGTAACCTCCCCCTCGCGCAGGGGAGAACCGTCTTCTAATAGTAAGAAGCGCGAGCACCATTATTTCGGGACTTTTTCACGGCACCGTGATTTTCAAGAAAGGACGAGCCAATGACTGAAATACCTCACATCAATCAGACCGTGCTCCTTCAGGATTTGGAGCGGGAGTCTCGTGAGTTCGATCCCACCATCACTATGCCCAAGCCCCCGCGCCATGATCTATACAGCGCGGCGCTGGCAGCAGTGCGCGAGACCGAAAACCTGATCTGGGAGCAGCAACAGATCGATGCTGGACGTGTCATCTACCATGCTGGAACGATCATGGCGCGGGGGGATTGTGAACCGGACCGTCCGGGTACAATTCGTCGTCCGGGTACCCGCAGAATCGGCCATAAGAAGCAAAAGTGGGCGATTTGGGCCGGTCAATAAACCATACTAAATTCTTAAAATACTTTGAATTTGTTGGTTTATTTTAATGTTACAGTCAGATTCCTTAATATCAATTATATATATGGTTTTTGACTTTTTAATATTAAAACCGTTTTTATATATTATATAAAACCCTTTATTTTAATATATAGAACAATTCCCCTATAGGGACGAATTTCCCTAGTGTGACTGTAACATTTGCTTTTCTTGTTACATTTCAAAGGATTTTAAGAATTTAGTATGGTTTTTTGCCCCAAAATTTCCATGCTCCACCACCATGCCCGAAAAAGCAGCAGATGCGCTAAGGGTATGATGTTACACGACTTTCCCTAATTCGGGCGATTGGGGACTTTTGGGCTAAGCCTAAAATATCCCCCTTCCCCGAGCCAGTCAGCCTTTCAACCTGACTGGCGCTTACCACCACCATGCTGCAATGCTTTCGCCTAGCAGCATGGTGCTATGAGACCTCCTGAAACCTCGGCCAAATCCAAGGCCAAAATCACGGTGCCGTGAAAATGTTCAGACATTACATCATCAGCGACGGCTGCGATGAAGATGGCCTCGGCCAGTTTCAAATCCGGGTCCAAGAGTTTCAGTTGAAACTCCTTCTCGATCATGACCTGATCTACGAGGACACCGTCTCGGAATACGTCAAACCCTCCGGTCGTCGGCACTTCCACCCGATGCATGAGCGCACCGATATGGCCGAACTGACGGAAATCGTCATGAACTGGCCCGGTTTCGGGAGCGTGAGCCGCGCTCAAATGCTGTACCAAGCCAACCACGATCTGACCGTCAACGTCCCCTCTAACGAGTATCTGAAATGAAACAGAACCTCTACCTTCTCGCAATCATCGTCACGCTGACCGCGATTGGTATCGCAATGGTCAGCATTCAAGCCTACGCCGACGCAGAATCACGGTACCGTGATTTCACCGAGCACACGATCATCTGCGACGGCGAAAGAGTCACCCTCACCCAAATGTCGGTGCGCGAAGCCGCCTCGTGGGGTGTAGATCGCTGCGAAAATATGGAGATTCTGCCGTGACTCGGGAATTCCACAGGCGCGAGCGAGCCGTCGTAATCTACATGAATGGCACACTCGCCGGTCATGTTGAAATCGACCGGAATAATTTCATCCACTTTCAGATTCGCGAAGATTTCCGCCGTCAAGGTCTGATGACCGAGGCGGTCGATTATCTTCGCGAAATCTATGAGCCCCGCTGGTGTGATGACCCCGCCGTCGTCGATTCTTCCTGCTTCATGACCGAGAACGGTCAAGCCTTCGCTGATGCCTACCGCACCTCGCGGGGGCTTCCCCTTTCGACCATGATGTGGGTTCCCTGCGGTGAATGGGGGCGTGAACTTCAACCCCGCATCGCCTGATTTCACCACTTATCCTAGTGTCGAGAGGGACTAGGATTTGTCGTGCAATTAGCACGATCACGCTAACGGGAGTCAAACCAATGCGTATCACGACCTACATCCGCAATCTGATCTTCGGCACCGAAGCGCCGATCACTGAATCGGTGCCCGCACCCCCCGAAACCGACACCGGCGACACCTGTGGTTTTTCGGTCGGTGACGCCGTCGTCACCCCCAAGGGGAACGTCGGCTCCATTCGGGCCATCGTGGACAGCGAGGCGTGGGTGAAAACCGGCGGCAAGGGACAGAACGTCGTCGTCCACTGCTCGCTGCTCGACCGCCCGAACCTGTAAACCCTCCCACCCCTCTCGAAAGGAAAACCCGCACCATGAACAGCATCCGCTGGCTCATCACCGACCGCAAGACCGGCAAGGTCCACACGGTCCCCCACCCCGCCAACAAGCAGGAACGGGAGGAATTCCAGCAAATCCTCCATAACGTCCTGTAACCCCCGATCCGGGTTCTGAGCCCCTTCCTCCCCATCTACTGCGTTAGCGGTGGGTGGGGAGATTTGGTCTCAAAATCACGGTGCCGTGAAATGTCGTTGAATATGTCTGTCATCCTGAATAAGGATGGTTCCGTCCTGAAATTTCCTGTGGCCAGCGAGGGTCTCTATGCCGAAATCAAAAAGCTTCCTGAGGTTTTTTCGGTCTCCCTCTACGACGGCGACGAACACGTCAAAACACACGTTCAACGCTTCGCCCAGCGTTAAACACCTGATCCTCTGGTTCTGCCTCGGCTGGATTTTGGCCGCAATTCTCGCTCCCTTCATAAAGGTTGACCATGACTGGCCCGAAGACGACGCTGGCTATCGCTGAAGTTTGGCAAGGCACCACACTTCTGGAAAGTTTCACGGCTTACCGTGAAACTGATGCCCGCTGGAAGGCTCACCTCTATTGCCGGTCAACCGGCGTTCGTGGACACCGTATCCACGTCTATTTCAATCTCTGTGGAGAAGACCTGTGACCCCACCTTTCACCCGCCTACGCAAGATGGGCGATGAAGTTCGCATCATCAGCGATTTCGATTCCAAAAACAACGGTCGCATCGGCACGATCAGACAGGTGGTCCAAGCATTCGGACCAATCGTCTACATCGTCGATTTTCCAAAAAACCCATGCTGCCCCAAGGCCGATGTTGCAGGGACTTTTCCCGAGCATAAGGTGATGGATGCGGCCCTGAAGGTCGGTGACCGCGTTCGCACTGCCGTTGATGGGAAACTTAACGGCGCTTCGGGTACCGTTGAACGTATCCGCACCGATGGTGCCTTCGTCCTCTTCGACGGCCAATCCACCTCCACCTACCACCACGGATCGTGGTTGGTGGTGCAGCGCCCTCTCCCCCAGAAAATCGAGGTGGGTGACACTGTTCGAATCACTCAAGAATTCAAAATCACCAACATCAGCCCTTACGGTGATGTTGGTACCCCCTTCGGTCACTTCAGCCAAGAGTTCCTGAGAAATCACGGTGCCGTGATTACTGACAAGGCACCATTGCCCTATATTCCGAAGGTGGGTGAAAAATTCACCGTCGAACACTGCGGCCCCTACGTCGCCGTGTACGTTGATGCCCTTGTGGTGGCCTTCACCAATGGTCAGCCCCACGATCTTGCTGCGATCATGAAGATCGCTGAGACCAACTTCCGTCCCGCTTAACAAACGAGGAAAAAATGTTCAGAATTCAATATGTTGGGGAATACGAATTCCTCTACAATCTTTCAGCGGTGTATGAATCGGAGGAAGCCGCCAAGGCCGCTTTCCCGCCGATCCACTCTGAAGATCGTTCCAGCTACTACACCCGTCGCGACTACTACCCTGAAGGCGCTCCGCTCTTCAAGGCGTACAAGATGAGTGCCTTTGATGCGATGAGGCACGTCACGGATTTTTCGAGCTTCGCTCAGAATCCGTGGCGCAACGAGCGCAACATCGTTCGCTATATTTCGAAGGATATGTATATCCACCCCGATCCCGAGAATAACGCTCTCGTTCGTTTCTGGGATTTCGGGGCTGAACGCTGGACTTCGATGAAGCCGGGGAAATTCCTCAAGAAATTCTTCGAAGGCACTTTCACGGATCGCCAGATCGATTTCTACTCCGAATTCTGGCGCTCTGGCGAGCGCCCTATGCCCGCCGTCAACTTCGCCATTGCGATGACCGAAGAGGAAATGGTCTGGGTCTACAAGCATGGCCCTCAGTCCTGTATGAAGGGGTTCGATGCCGTCAAGGTCTATGCCGCCGGAGACCTCGGCCTCGGCTACCTGACGGACGAACAGGGGCGGGTTATGGCCCGCGCTCTCTGCTGGCCCGAACGCAAAATCTACGGTCGTGTCTATCCCACCGAAGGCCGCGCGGATTCTGACCGCATTCTCTATGAGAGCGAAGAGGTTCTCCAATCGATGAGAAACGCCCTCATCAAGAAATTCAGGGACGACGGCTATTCCTCCTTGGCCGAAAATCCTGCGGGTCTCGATGGTGCTCGAATCCGCTACATCAAGCACGAGAATGGGGCAGTGATGCCCTACCTCGACAATAATCTGAAGCTTCAGATTACGGATTCCTCGGCGGGGCATTTCACGGTCAGCCGTGATCCTCTGGCTATCGCTGCGGGCACCACCAGCGGCTATATGTCGATCCAGTGGCAGACTTGCCACCACTGCAAGGTGGAGGCTATGTCTGGATCGGCGCAGCCTCAAGTCAATCGGAACTGGAAGAATTTCAATACCAGCGGTGGCACCAGAGTCCATGTGTGTACCGCCTGCAACAACCTCGAAACGCCCGCCTCGTGGAGAGACTCTGATGGCATTTGGTGGCTGACGAAGGGCAATACCCCCATCAACGCCCTGACGCAGGACTTGCCCACCAATCATCCCGACTACTCCCGCTACATGAAGAAAATTCACCCTGAATCTGATGCTGCAAGGCGTATCTGGGTCTCGGACGGCAATGGGTTGAGCTATCATGGCAGATATGTCGCTGCCCAAATTCTCCCGAACGGGAAAAAATACGCTCCTTCCGAACTGATCGAGTACCCCCGCTGGTCGGGCCAATACTTCCTCAAGGACAGTTCCGAGCATATTCAGGCCAAGAAAGACGCCGCCAAGGTTCGTTTGAAGCTCAAGGCCGAACAGGCGCAAGCCCAATTGGGCTGGCTGAAAGAAGACAAGTCGTACTACGACAAGCACGGCGAATACGAAACGTCCAAGCGGATTTCCGCTCAAATCATGACGGCGGGCATGAAAGCCTCCCTCGCCGCCAAGAAAGCTTCGTTGCAAACCCGCAACGAGCAACTTAATTCCCTGAGAGGGTCTACCTTCAATGTCGGCTAAAGGAAAATACGTCGATCCGCTCCTGATGCGGATGCTTCAGTATAAACGACCGGCATGGTCAGCGACTGAAGAGATTTTCATCGATAAATTCTTGATGGTGCTCCCCGGCGCTCACCAAGACGACTTCGGCAATGTTCTCGTCGAAGTCGGTGACAATCCCAACATCATGTGGTCGGCTCACACCGATACTGTCCACCACAAGGATGGGATTCAGGGTCTCAGGGTCAATGGCCCTTGGATTACCCCGATCACCGGCAAAAAGCGCGAGCTTTCCAATTGTCTGGGAGCCGACGACACCGCTGGAATCTGGCTCATGGTCAAGATGATCGAAGCCAATATTCCCGGCCTCTACATCTTCCACCGTGCCGAAGAAGTCGGTGGTCTTGGGTCCAAGCACATCGCTTCCAAGACCCCCGAAGTAGTTGAGAGCATCGATTACTGTATCGCCCTTGACCGCAAGGACTATACGTCAGTCATCACCCACCAACGCGGCACCCGTTGCTGTTCCGCCGATTTTGCCGACAGTCTCTGTGGCATTCTGGGGTCCAATGACTGGAAACCCGACCGTACCGGCGTCTTTACTGACAGCGCCAACTACACCGATTTGATCGGTGAATGTACGAATTTGAGCGTCGGATATTTCGCTCAACATGGCCCCGCCGAAAAGCAAAACTGGCTCTTCCTTCAGAATATGCTGGAAATCCTGATTGCCGCCGATTGGGGCCTCTTGATCGCCAAGCGCAAGCCCGGTGAAGCTGACCCCGACAAGCCGGTCTGGAAGCCCTACTCTGGCGCTGGTGGCAGCTACGTCGGCGGCGGTCACCCCTACAAGCCGTGGCAGGGGTATCAAGACGACGGCGATTGGGTCGGCAAATCTGATACGGCTCCGAAACATATCAAGAGCCGTCAAGATTACGTCGCTTCTGTCGAAGATTTCTGCTACCAGAATTACGCCTCTGTCGCAGAATTCTTCGAGGAACTCGGAATCACCCTCGAAGACCTCGAAGAATACCGTGAGGGTACCTCTGACGCCTTCGATATCATCATCCGATCCGGTATCGATGAAGTCGGCGGTGACGAGCCTCCGCCTAAGGCCCTCCCGGCACCGGCTCCGAAAAAGCCTACCAAGGTTGCTCCCAAGCCCAAGGGCCGGGGTAAAATCGTTCAGGTCCACTGATTAGGGCCTTGTGCTCTTATCAAAAGTGACTATCTGAGATAGCCGGGAGTTTCCGACAGTTTCTCCCCGGTTACGTCTGCGTGGCTGAGTGGCTTAAGGCATTGGTTGTGACCCAATAATCTACCTCATGGGTCTAGACTAATGGCAAGTGGCGAATGGTAGTGTCGTACTTGCCCGTGGGTTCGAATCCCACCACAGACAAATAATTCTCCAAGGGGGCTTATGCCTTTCGACCCTTGGAGTTTCAGCCCCGACGCTCCCTCGCGGGTAGAGCGTCGGGGCACAGTTTTCACGGAGCCGTGATTTTGAAATACTCTGATCTTGGCAAAGTCTCGTGGCGCAATCATGAGCGCGACGATGAAGACTCCCGTAAGAATTGGCGGAAATTCAACCGCCATGGCCAGCCCGAGGAATTTTCCCGCGAAGAATGGGAATCCAAAGGCAAAAAACCCAAGCGTAAGGACCACCGATAATGTACGGTTCAGTAGGCTCTGATTTCCGAAACACCGATCCTGCGGCCTATCGCGCCTCTTCCAATGCCAATCAGGCAAGGTTCAAGCGCGACGACCGCCAACGCATTCTCAAAGCCATGCTGGATGAAGGCTTTGACCCGAACGTGAGTCTGGGCGAGACTTACAAAACCATAATCCGAGGATAAAATGAAAGCCCCGAATTCCGAAGCTGCTGACCGCGCCCGCATCACGAAGCAATACGCGGATATGCAGAAGACCCAAGCCCTTCTTCAAATTCCGATTCTGGAATCGATGGGTTACGTCGTCACCCTTCCCGACACTCTGGTCCCTGAATTGGGGTAACTGATATGGTCATCAAGAAAATCAATGCGGCTCGCGCCGCTGCGTATCTTGCGTGTAAGCGCAATCGGCACCATATCGTCCGACACGGACTTCTGGGAACCGCTCTGATCGTCTTCTTTCTTGATGCCGCTATGTCGGCATTCCCCATGGTGTCGGCATTCGCCCACACCTTTCTGAAACCGTTCGCCGTTCCTATTGCGGCATTCGCTGGTCACCTCGGGTTTCTCATGAAACCCGAGCCCAAAGCTCCCGCGTAAAAAGCGGGTATTGCGGGGCCGGGAGGGGGCTTGACTCCACCTTCTTTCGGCCCCGCCTCCTTTTCTGGATATCTGAAATGATCCTCGATCCTGTCGAAATTCTTCTGTACGGCACTGCCGCTTTTTTCCTGACTACGATTATCTACCCCGCTTGGGTGATGACTCGTAAGGAGAAAAAGCGTGAAGAAGCCAAACCCGCAGCCGCGATCTTCTACGGAATTCTGGAACAAGACGTAGGAAGTGGAGCGCGAACGTGGCTCACACCCTTCGATATTCCGACTATCGATAAAGCTCTGCATGAAGCCGCTGTTTGTTTGAGGGATCGCCGGATCGCTTCTACCACTGTCTTCGTCAGCAAAAATGGGGTCATGACCCCCTTGGTTACGATTACTCGCGCCGACTCCAATATTCTGGAACCGAAAACTCATGCTTAACGTCTTTCAAGCCGTCAAGAAGTACGAAATGGGTGCCCCTTGGGCAGATGCCGCCAGTGAATTGGCGCTGCACCCCGAGAGTGGCCTCTTCATGCACCAAGGCGAATACGCCGTGGTCGAACTTCCGCTCAATTTCGCCTTCCCTCCTGTTCACCTTACGTTCCTGACCGCTGAAGGCGTCATGGTCAACGCTGGTGAAGACTTCGCCTGTTTTGAAACTGAAGATGACCGCCACTGCCTGTGGCGTCTGGATGCGCTGAAGAAGCCTCCTGTCATCCCACCGCTGGTGGCTTGAAAAAAGTTTCCCCTATGCCCTTGATCGACGGTCAAGGCTCCCCATCTTCGTGTCTCACGAAGACCACCGACTGTCATTCTGGCAGTCTTAACCTGCTGGTCAAAATCCAGCTTCTACAAGAGAAAGTGACTAAACCATGTGTGGATCGACTCAAACCACTGCTTCGCGTACCGCCTCCGCTTCGGTGAAGGCTTCCGCCCGCCGCACTTTCGCGGTCGGTGACACCGCCCGTACTCCGGGTGGCTCGACCGGCACCATCATCGCTCAAGATGGTGGTATGTCGTGGATCAAGACGGCGAGCGGGAAGAATTTCTTCCGCAACACCGCTGATCTGCTGGATCGCTCGCTGATCGCTGGCGATGCGGTCATCACCCAGAAGGGCAACAAGGCCACGGTTCGCGCCGTTGTCGATGGTACCGCTTGGGTTCAGACCCGTGGCAACCGTCAGGTCGCTCGTTCGGTTGACAGCCTGACCCGCGCCTAAGCATCTTGATCACGGTGCCGTGAATTTTCACGGCACCGTGATTGCTGCCTCTAAGCCTGTTAGTCTAAATCACTGACGGTCTTAGAGGCGGCAATTTTTCCGTCTGAAACCAGAGAAGAAAATGAAACTCGCAGATTTGAAACCCGGCCAACGTGTCCGAGTGACCGTTGAGGGCGTTGTCTCAACGACCGGCGACCCGAATTACGTTCGTCTGGATGGTGTCGAAGGTAAGGGAGTCTTCCTCGGCAGAAAACACCCCGGCGTCACCAACATCGAAGTTCTGCCCGAGCCTCTGAAGGTAGGCGACAGGGTCAAGCCCGGTGCCTCACGATCCTCACAGAAGCACCTTCGAGGGGAAATTCGGTACATTGACGAAGGTGACCAAGCCGTCGTCCGTTGGACCAACAGTGGTTACGCCCTGAATATCTGGAATCTCTCGAATCTTGAGAAGGCCGACGACTGTGAGTGCTAATCGAAAAACGACGCAGTACCCCATGATAGGGGACGAAATCGTCGGAGGAATTTTCGACGGCTATACTCTTGCCGCTGAGAAAGCGAACAGGAGTATCGTTCTGACCCGTAATAAAGACGAGCGCATCGTCATTACGGGAACTTCATGGGCGAATTTCCCCCACTTCGATTTTGCCCCTCCGATCCCCCCGATGAAAGTCGGTGATCGTGTTCGTGCAGCGAAACCCGGTGATTATAGCTCTACAACAAGCGCAGGAACGATCCGGTTTATCGTACCCAATATGGACTACGGCGTCGTGGTCCAATGGGATTCACAGGAGCGTCTCAACGTCTGGAAAGCTGAAAACTTGGAGCACCTCAATGATTGCTGATCGACAACTCTATCGTAAGGGTGATCTGATCGTCCTTCAGACAAAACCTGAACGTCCTTATCAGATGAGTGCCAACAAAGGCGCTGTCGCTATCGTCGTCGCACCTGAAACGAGTGGTCAGGTTCGTGTCCGATGGCTTTGTGGCCAAAATGGTCAGATGGACGGTGGGTATCGTTCACCGAATTTCCGCTACGCCAACCTCACTGACCAAAGAACCGCCGCCCAAATTCTTCAGAATGAGGCTGATGCTGCTGTTTGCTGGACCCCACCCCCACCTCCGCCAGTGCCTCTGAAGGTGGGGGACAAAGTTTCGACCCGTCTCCACGGAGCCAAACTTGGAGAAATTCGTTTCATCGAAGACGACTACGCCTTCATCAAAAATTCAAGCGAATATGTCGCTTGGAGAATCAACAACCTCAAACTCACGGAGAACCCCTGTGACTGTTAAAGTTTCGAGCCTGAAAAAAGGACAGCGCGTCCGAATCGTCGTTGAAGGCGTCGTAAATGACCCGAGTGCGGCAGATATTTATCTCCGACTGGATTCTGTGGGAGACAAAAAATCCGTCTATATCGGTCACGATCACCCCTCCCTGAAAACCCTCGAACTCGTAGACGACCCCATCGTTCAAGGAACGAAGGTCGCGCTCCCTTCAGGGTCAATCGGTGTTGTTCTCTTCCAAGATGGCGGCAAATCTTGGGTTCGCTCCGGCAATTCCCATGGCACCTACCTGACCGACTCTCTCCGCAACGCAGATTTTGATAAGGACTGCTGATGATCGATTCCCCTCACGCCACCCAATTCACCCAGACAGGCGAACATGACTTCACCAACCGGAAACCGTTTCGCACAAAAGCTCAGAAAAAAGCTGCGAAAGCTGATGCGTGGCGTGATGATCGCGGTATTTGGCACAGCCCCGCTCCTGTGAGTTATCACTAATGCGGAAACTTTTCCTCATCCCCCTTCTGGATGAACTGCCCATGCCCCAACCCCGAACTGATTCCGAAAAGCTGGCGCTGTTGATGGAATATCTGGCGAATTCTCTAGCCAGTTTCCAGATGGACCCGGCTGATTCCCCCTTCCAACGTGGCTACGAAGCCGCAATCAAGGAAACTGAAACCTATGCCCGAGACCTTTAACCCCGGCGATGCGGTCACTTATACCGCTCACGCCGTCGTCATTGCTGTTGATGACGACGGCGTTGCTTTCCTGAATGATGGACAGGCCATCCACGTCGATAATCTGGTGCTGTCCGATGGAGGATAGTTACGTCTTCGAGATTGATGACGAAGTCGAAGTCGATATCGAAGTCATTCTCTGGATGCACCCCGCCTACTCCGTGGATAACTATGCCAATGCAATTTCCGACACTTGAAGCTGTAGAGGTGGCTTCTCAGTTAGAACTGGCTCGATGGATGAGACACCTACCTTCTCCGGGGCTCAGAGCAGCGGGGCAACCTGATTTTGAAGCCGTTTTTAATTCCGAGAATTTGATAATGACCCGGATTTCTGATCGATTTCAAGGCTGGACTCCTGCGCTCAGCAAAGGCGTAGGCTGGTAAAATGCAACTCCAAAGAGCCCCTGCTGGCGGGCTAGATAAATTCGGTCAGCATTACGGCGGAGGGGAATTCGTCCCCTTCTTCGTTCCCCGCATCCTCATGCCCCAAGTGGAAGGACAGTATTACGATGAATTTCGTCAATTCGCTGGTGATCTGGTTTCTGAAGCTCGCAGCGTTGATCCACACACGCTGGTCCCCCACCAAAAAATCGAAGTGTCCTACGCCATTAACCTCACACCCGAGATTGCTGGCAAACCCATTCTCGTCTCACGAGATAGCTACATTCTTGATGGACACCACCGATGGTACTGGCACATCACGCAGCCCCAAGAAATGAACACGTTGGTAGTGGATAAGGACTTCGAAGACGCGATTGCGTTCCTTTTCGAATTTCCGAAAACCTACTGCTATCGGGACAATCCGGGGGATGAGCGGTGAGTGTCAAATTCGTAGATGAAGCCCCGACACCGTTTCAACGGGCGTCTCATTGGGTTCATTTCAATCTCTATGAAATCGAAGAAGTTCGCCAAGGGCGCGACCGAAGTTACTCGGCGCGAGAAGACGGATGCATCATGGAGAGCACAGACTTCGAATACGAGTGCGTAGGTACTTGGAAACTCGAAGGAAACAACATCGTCATCGAAATCGAGAGCTACTGATGCCTGACGAAACAGACGACGACTACATCACAGGCGAGTTTTACTCGCCTGATGAACTCCAACGTGGAGTAAACCTGATTATCGACGAGTTTGTCGATAACTTTGAAGAGGACTACCCCCAATGAAATCTCTTAAGACCCTTATGATCGAGGCCAAGGTACAGAAGGCAGCAAAGCGAGCCGCATTCCCCCCCAAGAAACCTCCGATCAACAATCGGCTGATCGCAATGATGCTTCTGCCTAACGATTTCATCCAAGGATTGATCGTTGGCGCTACGCAATCGACCTACGTTCCCGTCCCGAAAGGCGATGGGCGTCCGCTGGCGATGCTTCATCGTACCCGCAAGGAAGACAAGCGCCGCCGTGATTGGCAGGGAATCGTCGCTTGAGTCCGAAATTTGCTTCCGCTGCAACTAGCTATGCAGCGATTGTAAGTCACGCCTCAGCAAATATGGGGGAGAAGGTCATGGCCTTCTCCCAAGTCCTCGGTGCCGCCGTTTTCATGAATGGTGAAAACTGGACTGACCAAGAAAAAGCGCAATTCTTGGCAGCAATCGTAACTACCGCGCTCAACAATATGCCTGAGCTTGAACTCGAATTCGATATAGCTAGGGCACAGATGCAGGAACTCACCTGATGGACGACAAAGCCCACGACACTCAAGATGCTCTCGTTACGAATTTCGTGACGGATGGTTTTTTGGACAGCGATGGAGTAGCTGAATTTACTACTCTTCTTGCCAAAACCCTTGGCGCTTCTGCCAAGGCGCTTGAAATGACCGGGTTTACCCCCGAGCAGCAAGCTGGTGTTCTCGTTGCTGCCCTTAACTCGGTCGGCAAGGTCATGCCCCACCTCCACGCTCCCCTGAATGCAATGATGCTGAAGGCCCTCACTCTTAACGGAACCGCCCAATGAAAATTCGTCTGACTCTCGACGCCCACGCTCTCCAATCCGGCCCTGTTCTGAAGGCGGCTCGTACCGCCTTCGGGGACGGCTTCGTGGATAAGTACAAATTCCGAAGTCAATCGATTGACGTGGATTGTACCGCCGAGCAACTGGCGCGTTTCCTCGTCCTTCGTGATGACCTTGGCGCACAGAACCTGTGGAAGGCCCTGAACGTGCGTATCATGGAAGATTGCCCGGTGCCACCCTCGGTTCTGGTTGATGTTCGTCCCATCAATGGCCGCTGCGGCTAAGACTTGACCACCCGCGAGGCGCTCACTATATGGGCGTCTCGCATTTCTAAAACCCCTGCGGAGAAATCTCTAATGCTTCAACCAGTAAATCAGGACTTCAACGATTGGTCCAACTTTATCGCTTCAGAGATTTTTCCTCTGGGCTTCGAACGCTGTCATCGTGCCCCCAACACGATGCACGAACTTCACGTTTGGTGTAACATCAAGGGTCGAATGGCTATTTGGACGGGGGACTACACCCACTCCTGTTTCGCTGATTCCGAAACTTGGCTCCAATTCCGTGCTTGGCACGATTGGATTCACCAACGCTACGACTGCCCCTTCACTCTCGAAGGCGAACATAAGGCTTGTATCATACAGGCCGGTCAACTCATGCGCCTCTATGGACGGGGCGAAGACGTGCGCGACGTTATCGCGTTGATGTTTAGCGAAATCCTCTCCAAGTTGGAGTACATCGTGGAACATGGCTCCCCTGTCTCGGATGGTCATGCCTTCACGAAGGAAGTCTGGAAAGATTGGATTCCGTATGCCCAAAACATCATCGAAACCCAAGGTCACACCGACGTTGATGCCATAGCGTTTGCCAAAAGCGCCTACGACTTCCGTGACCAATTCGGCCCGAAGGTGCCTGTTCCCAATGTCTGATTGCCCCGAATCTGTCCGTCAGATTGTGCTGAGCCACGGCATTCAGCAGACCCTTCGGCATATCCTGACTCATGTAGTTGAACAGAAAAAACGCGCACAAGCGGCCTGTTGTTCTTATGAAGCCGATGAAATGGATTACCACCAACTTCGCGAGACCACTCGATGCCACGAAGTTTTGAGCCGAACTTGTGAAGACCTGAACAAGTGAGGAAATCGACGCCTGTACTCGAAAGAATCCAGAATCACCTTCTTGTCACCATCATCGGAGACTTGTCTAACGACGTGAGGGACGACCACTGGACTTGGCACGGTAAACTGTCGCCACTAGCAAGGCGGAAAGTATTGATGGGTCTTAAACAGCCAATCTTTCGAGACAGGATACAGGTTCCGCCGAGAATTCGTGACGAAGACGGGAAAATCAAATCCGTTTCTCGCATTCTCTTCAGAATCTTCAGGGGTATTGACTACGGCCATTCCCCTAGCCGAATTGAAGGCTGTGACTACACTTGCGTAAACCCTTTCCACATGAAACCCTCCAACAGCATCATTCCCGATGCAGAAGTAGCTGAACCCGATGAAGATGCCGACATTGAAGGACTTACTGATGAAATCCGTGACTTCATCGCCTCTCATGGTCGCAGCGAACAAGCCATTCGTGATCGTTTTGGCCTCGACTACACCGACACCGAAATAAATTTAGCTCTCAGAAAGATATGAAAATGAATTCGACTCAAATTCTCGACGCCACCCAACAAGGTCATCTTGCAGGAAAGGCTCTCTTCGCCGCCGAGGGCGGTGATATCCATAAGATTTCCGGCGTTGTCGGTTTCCTGCTGGCTTCGCTCTACGACCGCTTCCTTGAAACCCAAGGTCAAGCCGCCGCTGATCACTTCATGGTCCATGTTGACCAAGTAATTGACGTAATTGTACAGGATGACACCCAACTTGTGCCTTTTTACGGTCAACCTTTGGACCTGAATTTCAAAGTACAAGGTTCTCCGACATAGGAGAACCAAATGAGGAAAATCCTCTTAACACTGATCGCCGCTGTTGCCCTAGTCTCTTCGACTACGGGCTTCAGCGCAGATTCAGAGGTAAATTGTCTTGCCCAAAACATCTATCATGAGGCTCGTGGAGCATCAGCGTTGGATCAAAGAGCGGTTGGCCACGTTACACTCAACCGAAAAGAGTCGGGAAGATTCCCTAACACGATTTGTGCAGTCGTGCGCCAGCCGAGCCAATTCAGTTGGGTGCGCCGAAACCCCGGCATCACAGACACGATTTCCTACAATAGGTCTATAAGGACCGCAGAGGCGGTCCTGAGCGGCAACTCGTCTGATCCGACTCATGGTGCCACTTACTTCTGGAATCGCTCTGTGAACCCCCCGTGGAGCCACAGGATGACCGTTACCCTCAGAACCCAAGGACATACCTATGCGAGACACTAAGGTCATCACCGCGATTTACGATGCATTGAACAAAGCGGCCCTTACTTACTCAGCAATGAGTTGGTCGGGCTTCAATCTTGTCGGAGACAAGAAGAGCATCGATAAGCTGACGAGTCTTGTCCACCACGAAAACTCCATCGAAACTTTCTGGCGTCCTGAAGTAATCAAACTTCGCGCCGAAATAGAGGCGCTGAAGAATGCAAATCGGGTCTTTGGTCCCTAACATAACTTGTTTCCAACGCGATGCACTCGCTATCGCCGGGGCGATGCGTGAAGAGCCTGAAATTCTCCACCGAACTATTGTCATGGTTCTGCTATCGATTCGCCAACCTTGGTACAAGGTGCCGGAGCAATTCGCAGACGTGATGAAGCGTGGGGCCGACTCCAAATACCTGTTTGGCTTCAAGCGCGACGGCTATGAGAAATCGCGTCAGTACGAAAAAATCATCCACAAAATGATTTTCGAGAATCCTGACGATCTTGACTTCGTAATCCTGACCTTGATGAAAATCCCCGGCCTTGGTCTTGCAAAAGCCTCCTTCGTTGCCCAAATGGCTGTAGGCGATGGGGCCTGTCTCGACAGTCACAACCTTCGCCGTATAGGATTAACTGCCGACTTCACGCGATTGAACAAGAACGCCAATGGGGCAATCATCAAGAGCAAAATCGAGACCTACAATGAAGCATGGAAAACCTATGGAGACTCCGAATTTTGGTGGAATTCATGGTGTGAGGCCCTCGCCCAACGATCCCCGACGAAGTTTGAGTCGGCATCCGCAGTATCAACAATTCATCGTCTTCCCCTATATGATTGGTACGTTAAATGACCGGGTTTGAAATTACTTTGGCTGTAATGGCATACATCATCGTTGGGATGATTGTTGCCGAAACCGCCCGAGTCTGGGCGGGTATGTGGTGGTTGAGCGTTAGTTTCTCGACCATTCTTCTTTGGCCGCTAATCGCTATTTCTGCAATCTTTGGAAAGCACCATGATTGAATTTCACGCTATGCACCCCCGCGCCGCCGATCTGGTTGGCTTTCTTCCCATGATGCTGGACGACAGCGACTCTCGCCTTGCCGCCGAACAATTCAACGAAAGCTACGCCCATGGTGGTGGATGGAACCCCTTCAAGGGATTCGTTTTCCGCCCTGATGACCAGAGCATCAAGTACCCCGGAGACCCCGCATATAAGCCGGTGGCCATGGCGCTTCTGGGCGACGAAACGATCTACGTTTATGAACACGCTTGGGTCGCAATCGTGCAACCTGACGGTTCCTACGAAATTTCGAGGATGGATTAGGTGAAAATCAATCCTAGACGTGTACACAATAATATCGATGGGTATCTTGAAAGTGATAATGATTACCTCGAAAATAATCTTGAAGCAGCCGTGAGGCTTCTGGATCAAGAGCTTGCGAGGCAGTCGGCCCGCCCACCAAAATCTGGTCCTTGGATCGTTGTGGTGAGACGTAATCGTAGAACAAATTATGTGACTGCGGCATCTACCGATGTTAAAGGCAACATAATTGCTGAAAGCGTACAATTGGTGAATGTCCGTGGGGGTGCCCATGGTTTCAGTTTCAATATAGCCAGCCAGTTGGTGAATTACTTCGGTGGCGATATTGCTGAAGCGGAGAATATTGTAGGATGAAACTCACAGACTTGAACGTGGCTATTCGAGACCTGAAGGGTAATCCTCAAATTACCCTTCGTCTCAGCCCCGACGACACTGTTGGACTTCCTCTGACAGTTGAGAAATCCAAACTACTGGCGGCGCTCAAGGAACGGTTCGTTGAGCGTAGTGCTGAAACCAACCTTCGTCTGCGCGACGATGGTTTTCTGAGTACGGAGACGAATGATGGCGACCTCTAACTGCATGATTCTGCTGGCACGGCACGAAGAAGCTTCCAACGATTACATGAACGCAGTCACTGCTATGGATCGTCAGGATGCCCTTGAAGAACTGAATGATCTTGAAGACCAACTTTGGAAGGCTGGTTGTAGGTGAAAACCATAGTGACTGATCCGTTTCCCCTTTTAGAACGACAACGAGTAGAGCAAGTCGTAAAAAGTTTTTACGACTATAAAATGCCACTTTCGACTTTGATCGATAGTCTGACTGAAGCTAACACTAAAGCCACAACAGACGATGTTGTTGATCTTTATTATGAAATGGGTAGTCAAAGTAGCTTCCTCATTGGCAAGCGATGGGAAACTGACACCGAGCTTCGTGAACGGAGCCGACAAGATTATCTAGCAAATCGAAGACAACGAGAAACTCGACGCGCCCAATATGAAGCACTGAAGAAGGAATTTGAAACATGAGTAAAGGCGCAGAAGTTTATGCCGTCGCTATTGAAGAGCATCCAAACGCAGACCGGCTTGAGCTTGCCATTATCGGAGGCTATCGCAGCCTCGTTAGCAAGGGCCAATTCCAGACAGGCGACTTGGTGGCCTATATCCCCACAGGGTATATTGTACCACAACCCCTCCTTGCCGAAATGGGACTCGAAGGGAAGCTTAACGGGTCGGCTCGTAACAGGGTCAAGGCTCAGAAATTCAGGGGAATTCTGAGCGAAGGTCTTTGCTATCCTGCACGTCCTGAATGGACTGAAGGCGAAGACGTAACCGAAGCCCTTGGGCTGGTTAAATTCCAAGCTCCGATTCCTCGCCAGCTTGAAGGCTTCATGTACCAACTTGAGGATCATGAACGTCTGGGCTTCGACATTGAGAACCTGAAGCGTGAACCCGATCTTCTCCAACTCGGTGAGGAAGTCATCATCACCGAAAAAATCCACGGCACCTTCATGCTGGTCGTTGGTCTGCCTGAACGTCTGCGTCGTGACGACACCTTCCACTTTGAAGGCCGAGCGATTGTGACTTCCAAGGGTCTCGGCGGCAAGAGCATCGGTCTGAAACAGACCGAAGAGAACGACGGTAACCTCTACATTCGTGTCGCCAAACAATATGGTCTTCGTGAAATTGCTATGCAAATGGCTGATGCTTACGACCAGCCAGTCTATCTCCTTGGCGAAGTTTATGGACAAGGTGTCCAAGACCTTCATTACGGCGCAGAGCTTCCCAAGTACGCCAATTTCGATATTAAGATTGGCCAAGACTGGTTGCCCTCAATCGATTGGGGGATGAACGCTCAGACATTTCAATACCCTACGGTCCCTGTTCTTTACAAAGGCCCCTTTGATCCTGCAATTGTCGCTCAACTGACCGAAGGCATGACGACACTGGCCGATGTTCCACCCCATATCCGAGAGGGTGTGGTGGTGAAAGGTACTACTAACCGAGCCGACCGCCATGGTAGTCGGATCATTCTGAAATCAGTGAGTGAGGCATACCTCACTCGTAAAGACGGAACGGAATTTAACTGATGTTTACGAAGTATTATCTGGTCGCTGATGGTGGCGACGGCTCATCCAGTATTCAGTGGTTTGATGAGAAGCCTGATCTTGAGGCTCTTCAAGACGAAGACCCCGAGACCTATAATCAAAACGATTATGTAGGTGAAATTTCTTCAGCCTCTGAAATTAAGGTGCGTTAAATGAGATACTCTCTCTCAAGAACCCGAGACGGTGCTGGTGATTCCGGCCCAATGTCTCTCGCCATTGATTATGTTGACGGCAAGTATGTGGAAGACGGCAATCGTCCCAAGATTGGCTACGCCATGAGGGTGGGTTCTTATCGCGCGGGTACCTACAGCACTCAAGATTACTGGACAACGACCCGAGTGACCGAGATTCTGGAAGAGCGTGACGATTACGTTCGCTTCAAGACTGGTAACTCTGAGTACGAGTGGGGAACTTTTTAGTGGCCGAACTGAAGAAAATTAAGGTAAATCTTGACTCCCTCTATATGGATGGAACCAAGGTCGATGCCTTTATCTCTGAACTTCAAAAAGCCAAGACGAAGTACGCCAAGAAGGGTTACGCCGACTTTACGCTCGAAAGAGAAGATGAGGGGTATGGCGAACCCTACCACGTCTGGTACCTTGCTGGTGAGCGGATCGAAACAGTTGCAGAAGCTACTGCTCGTGAAGCCAAGGAAAAAGAAGCTGCGGATAGGCAACTGTTTTACCAGCGTCAGCAATTCGAGGCATTGAAGAAGAAGTTTGGTAATGACCAAGATTGATCAACTCGTAGCAGACCTTCGCCATATAGGGGGGTGCCGCGATGGAAACTGTAAGGTTATCCGCCCTGTAGGAATGCACACGAACGGGGGTTGCAAATGCCTTCGGCATGACCCAATTAAGGCTGAACGAGTCGTTGCCGCGTACCAGCGTTACGTCGGCTACGAAAAATTAGACGAAGCGAGGAAGAAATGAAACTCAAGAAAATCAAGAAGCGCCTTAGGGCGCTTGAAGAACACTCTCACGAGCCGCAAGAAATTGCCCCCCGCATTCATACAGAACTGGAACGGATGCGAATTCTTGCGGAACTTTTTCAAGACGTACCCACCGTCTATCTCAAAGAAGTTGCCTATAAAGGACTGGAAAATATCAAATGAAACTCTATCAAATTCTCATCCCCAATCTCGACAACAAGGGGCTGACGTTCCCTTCTGATATCCGACGCGACTTTCTTCTGAAGGTGAGCGGAATCGTTGGCGGTGCCACTATGTTGAACGCCACCCAACAGGTCTATGGCGTTTGGCGGGGCCACGATGGTTCTCTGTTCACAGATTCCTCAGCACCGATGCTGGTCGCTGTTGAAACCAAACATCAACTGCAACAAATCATGAGTCTCGCACGAACCACGTTTGAGCAAGATTCGATCATGGCTTGGTTGGTGAGTGAGGAAGTCATCTTCAATGAAGACTCCGGTAACTGACTTCTTTCGAAGTCTACTTTCAATTCCTCTGGCGCTTCTTGGGGGGATCGAACCGCGTTGCAAAAGCACAGGCAAATCCACGTTTATCGTGGGCTGCTCAATCCTGACGCCTATGGGAAGCGGAGTGGTAACGTACTTCAGTAACCACTTCGTAACCATAAGCATTGAGGGCGTAAGATATACCTTGCATCCTGACTGCGTAACACTATATCTGGGGGGAGACGCAGGAGAATCCCCTCATGACAAATTTGTTTCGAATTGCATCCCAAGCTGCATCAGAACTTGAAAATACTATCCCCGATATGGTCGATGCTATCGAAACAGAAAAGGAGCGTAAACAAATACGAGCGATTCTAAATCGCCTAGCGGTTCTGGTGAATGAATCACGGAATCAAATGTAACTTTAAGGATTACCATGCGCTATCTCATCATCGACTCCGAAATCTATCCGCCGAACGCCGATGGAGTAGGAGACCGGTACCGTATCATCTACGATACTCAACGGGCTCACTTCCATACTGTTCAGAAACATACCCCCGACCCCCGGCCCAACGATGCAGATCGAAAGATTTGGAAGAACGCCCCTCTGGTGGCTGACGCCGAATTTTACGATTACTACCCCGGTCACGCCAAGAATATTCGAGGCACAGACAAACTCCCCAACTGGAAATAAACCATGAACCGGCTACGTCCCCCTGAGGAAACTGACTCTCCTGCTAAGAAGATCATTTCCGAGCGGGACGAACAAATTGTGTCTGCTTATGATGCTCAAGGAAACTCGCCGGATATCCCGGCGCTTGCTTACCGATTCAAAATAAGTGCACAAACAATCAGGAACACTCTGGAAAGAAATGGTATCAAGCCCATTTCAAACAGTAAGCGGGGTCGTAAATCTATCTCAGGTATGCGGCCCAATACTCCTGTTCACGCACACATCGCACAGGTTCTTCGTAAAATTTACGCTGACTATGAACTCCAAACAGGCTATCCACCATCACACACGCTGGTAGCTGAAGAGATTGGTTTGAATAGAGCAGCGTTCCTTGAGCTTTCAGCCGGTCGTAGAGACGCCCGACTCAGTGAGTTGATTGTGATCGCAAAAGCTGCGAAGATTTCTCTCGCAGAACTAGTAACCCCTAAATGGATAACAAAGAAAAATGCCACTGGAACAATCGATCACAAACTTCTGGATTCTAGCAAAGCACTGGCGTCGAACTAGAGACCCCCTGACCTATCAAACGCTCATGAGTTTGAAGCGTGAAGATATCCCACCTTCTATCATGAAAAGAATTGTAGAGATTGAGGCCAATGAACAAGCAACGAACGGATCACTACGGAGTGCATCTAGCCTCTAATGGCCTTTGGTTTCTTATCCAGAATGACGAGCAAAATGAACGTGGACTTCTCAATGTCAAAAGTAATATCGCAGTTAAAACACATCGTAACCGACCAGTCTCTCACTCAATCCGGTTGGGTTCTGGCGAACTCGGTGACGATCTTTCTGCTGCAACTCTCGAATGGCTTTCTAGGGACAAGCTAGGAAGCCTTCTGCTCCCTGATCCTCGGAACGCGGGTAGGGTGGTCTTCGTAGAAGAAGACCCTAAACTTCACAATCAAATCTATCTTGTAGGCTCGCTGACTTCATCGATTCGTGCGCCAGTACGACTGGCGTGGACCGTGACCTTGGGGGAGGCCAAGGCAGAATTTCGGCTCACAAATGTTCAACCCTTCATCATCACCGGTGTCACTCCTAAATGGATGGCGCAACATGGTTCCGAAATCGCCGCCCTATTCAGGGCGGGTACTAGACCTCTTATCCTTGTTGGCTCTAGCGACGTTGTTATACCTCGCGAAGTCCAAGAAAGATTGAAGCCCGGTGCCTTCCGTCGCCTAGGAAAACACACCCCTCAACAGCTTGAGCAAATGGGTTCAAGCTTTCTTCAGAAATGGTTTACCGATGCAAGAAAAAATAACGATCAGTGGCGAGCAGTATTCGTACCAAGAATTTGATTACATTCAGGAAGATACCACGGTATTGGCTCAGATTCTGAGAACACAAGCCAATCTCCTTGATAGAGGGGTCTCTGATGGACTCACCTTCAGCGCCGATGCCCCGGTTAACGTTCTCTATCATAAAGACCTAGTTGTAGGTTTCATGATTTATGAAGACACTGGCTCCATCGAACGCACGATCACTCTTGCGTGGGTCCATCCCGCACATCGACAGAAGGGTCTCCATAGTTTTCTGTTTAGGAAACTGAAGGATCAGGCAACCGAACACGGATTCTTCCGAATCCTCCGAGGGCATCATAAGGAAAATTATGCGTCTGCTCTTGCACAAATGAGTCAGGGTTCCCAGATTTACGCCACGAACGGTGATTACGTTTACACGAGGAACGATCTGCGATGACCCCGATTTTTGTATTCAGCTCAAATCTCTCTGGTAACTTCTATCTATGTGCATAGACCCGAGGGACATGAGGTAGATCATGAGATACCATTAAATCATCCTTTAGTATGTGGGCTACATTGTGTAGCCAATCTTCAGTATCTTATTGCTGAAGTTAACAGAGAAAAATCAAATAGGTTTAACCCCAATGACTTCAGTTACCCTTCGCGACTATCAACAGCTTGATCTAGCCTACATGATTCATAAGGGTCGAGGTCTCTTCATGCACGATCCGGGAGTTGGATAGCCCGAAAGGGCACATGGAAAAACCCCCCCCGCCTGTATCTTCATCTATTATGTCTGGGCCAAGCATAGGGCTAAGACACAGTGGGCAATGCCTACACATTTGATGAAGAAGAACAAGGCCGAACTACTGCGATGGAGTAATTTCAGGGATGAAGAGATTGTCATTGTGGACGGTACCGCAAAGCAGCGAGACGCTCTGCGTAACAATAGTGTTGCCAAGGTATTCATTACTTCTTTCCCCGAACTTACCCGCAAGGATAAGCAGAAGGTTCCTGCTTGGCAAAAGTTCCCCGGCACCGATCTGATAGTTATCGACGAATTCCAGAAGTATTTCTCGAATCACGATAGCCCCTCTACTCAAGAGCTTTACCGATGCATGAAGAGCAAGAAATTCTTCCTCGGCATGAGCGGTACCGTGATGAAGGGAAGACTGGACAGCGCCTACCCGATGATTCAAATCATCGCCCCACAATACTACGGGAACTATTGGGACTTCTTGATGCAACACGCTATCAAGGATTTCTGGGGTAAGGTTATTGGATGGAGAAACCATGAGAAGCTTAAACAAGTCCTCTATAGGATCGGTCGTCGTACATCTTTTGAAGATGTTTTTGGCAAGAGAGATATCGTTTTCTTTATTGAGGAAATTGATATGGGACTCGGTCAGAAAAAACTATACGACCAATTCAAATCCATGGGGATGGTTGAGCTTGAGAAAGTCGTCCTCGAAGGGTCGAACGAAGGCGTAAACCTTCTAAGACTCCGACAGATTCTGGCACACCCCGAACGAATCTCTGTCCCGATGGAGAGAGATAAGGACGGAAAGATTACTAGGTTTGAAGTCGTCGATGCCTCAGGGAGCGTTGACACGGAACGTGACGAACGTATCAAGCTTCATATCCAAGACCACCTCGATACCAAGGAGCCACTTGTTATCGTATCGACCTTGATTCCCGAGCAAGAGCGTCTATATAAGCTCGCAACCAGCATGGGGATGAAGACGGCCCTCATCAATTCCAACACGCCTAACAGCACCCGATGGAAGATTGACGAGGACTTTCAGGCTGGAAGACTTCAGTGCGTGGTAGGTTCGCCCACCACTATGGGCACAGGCTTCAATTGGTCGCACATCAACCATATCCTTTTTGCAGGATTGGATTTTGCGACTGATGATTTCATTCAGATGCTGATGCGAGCCTTCCGGGGCAAGCGGAATCAGCCTCTGAAGGCCACACTGATTCAATACAAGAATTCTGTGGAGCAGCACTTGGATAAGGTACACGACGAGAAGAGCCGACAGTCGAGCATTGTCGATCCTACTTATCTCACACTGAACCTGAGCGGGCATCATAGAACACCTGAAAATGGGGTCTTCGTGAGCGGTTGACAAAGACCCACACGGTCCCCATATTAGTTCGGCCTTAGGGCTAGAACTTGAAACTACGAATACGAAAAAGGAAATTGAAACTATGAACGATATTGATAATCTCATCGCGCAAGCTGAAGATCGTGGCAGCGAAGTTGCCCAAAATGCTCCCCAAAATAACGCTGTAGCCGTGCGGACTGAGCCCAATGCTCTGGCCCGTCGCCCTTCGCTCGACAACCTGATGAACTCAGGCATGAGCGTTGATGACTACATCAAGGTGAGCGAACACGGTCTGTCGGTCGTCGTCGAAAACAAATCGACGCTGTTCGATGAAGTCCAAGCGGTCCTCGATATGACCGAAGTTGTCTCCACTGAGGCGATCAAGTTCGGCAACCCGCCGACCTACTTCAAGACCATGGATGGTCTCGTCTGCGCCGATGGTCGCACGACTTGGACCCAAGCTATCGAGAAGGGTGCCGCGTACAATCCGCCCGCCACTCCGTACTCGTCGGCTGATATCCCGTTCACGATCACGACTCCGATTGTGGACAAAAAGGGCGCTGTCGTTTACGACACTGGTACCCGTCTGGGCTACTCGCTGTCTACTACGAACCGCGAAGCCTTCGCTCGCTTCCTCCGTGAAGTGAACGAGAACAATCTGCGCCATGAACGGGTCCGAGTGAAGATTGGCTACGAAGCCAAATCCAACAAGGATTACACTTGGGGCATCGTGACCTTCGAACTGCTTGGCGTTGCTGAGTAACCCAAGGTCCATGACAGACTGAATGGCGGGCTTCGGCCCGCCATTTTCTTTAGGAAAATCAAATGATGGAATTTATTCTAGGAATGCTGGTGTTCTGGCTCTTCTTCTGTGAGCAATGTCCGCGTCGTGTTTGACCTATTTGACGCCGATTTCGCTGAGATTGAAGCAAGAGTTCTAGCAACCTCGACCGAAGACCGAGACTACGGAGAAGTCCGTCGTGTGGTTTCGGACGTTGAAGAAACTGTAGACGACAGACTCGACGCAAAAGAAACAATCACCCGCCGTAAACTGGCTTACGCTCTCTATCGAGAAGATGCCTACACCTACGGCACCAAACCGGTCTCTGAGAGAGACCTTCCCAAGCTCGATCATCATACCTACATGATGAAAGCTGGCAGGATTATAGGATTTTCAAGGTAGTTCAAACGTTAAATGAGTTACCCTTTTCAACGTTGGCTTTAGCAGTTAGGTACTGGAAGTTCTGAACTGTGTGAAGTCCACAAACGTTCTTCCCCTTGAGAGGAATCACATGATCAACATGGTGTCCTTCAGGACAGGCTTCATAGAAAGCTTTGATCGCTTCTTGATCTGCCCATTTAGGTGTTTGATTTTTGGTTCTTAGACGACGAGCGTTAGTATGGTAGTTGACGAGACCCTTGTTGGCTTTTTTCCATTTAGGTCCGTAAGCTTTCATATAATCAGCATGATATCCCTTGTTGGCCCTGAAGAATTTTAATGTCCGTTCCTTATTACACACGACGCAATCGTTGTTGCTGACGTAGCGACCAGAATCGTGTCTGTACTTACAGACTTTTCCTGACGTATAAATGTTTGAGCCAGCGGCTATTGCTTCTGTCTTGGTCATCCCCTATCTTAACATCTGAAAACGAGAAAACAAATGGTTACTTATACACTCATTGATGGGTCGAACTGGCTCCGTCGCAAGTTTGAGGAAGACCGGAATATCTCCGGTCTCCGTGCCAGCGTTAACGCACTCCGCAGCGAAATTGCACGACCGGGAAATCAGGTCGTCTTCTTCTGGGATGGTAGTGGTGGCAACGATTATCGCAAGGCGATCTTCCCCGACTATAAGGGCAACCGAGACAAGACCAACGATGGTCTTGAAGAGTTCTATATCCAGCAAAGAATTTTCCGTGAGATTGTGAGGAATCTTCCGATCCCCTACTTCCGCACCGATGGATATGAGGCCGACGATATCATCGCGGCTTTCGCCAGCGTCCTCCCCCCCGAATCCAAGGTTCATATCAAGTCCACAGATAAGGACTTCGAACAAATCCCCGGATCGACTCATGAAGGTAAGACCATTACTGAAGTCTTGCAGAAAGAAATCGATGCTGCTGCTGCAAAAGGTAAGCCGATTGTTGGCGCTGATCCTGTCGTCACTTCGGACCTTGTTATTCCCTTCAAGGTCATGGTTGGAGATAAGTCAGACAATATCCCCGGTATACCCGGCTTCGGAGCCAAGAGGTGGCTGTTGTCTGACAAGGCAGCTATCGATAGATGGTTCCGATCCGACTTCGATCCAATCTGTGTCCCCGAAATGTCCGACAAACTCCAACTGTGGTGTGCTGAGAACAGGGACTTGCTCCGTGCGATGAGAGACATTTGTAGGTTCCGAACCATTGACAAAGAACTGCTCAACACTCATATGAAAATGGGTGTTGATAACCCCTCTGCCGTCGAGCAGATTTTGAAAGAGAACTTGGCCTAATGAACGCTGGCGTACAACTCACAGGAATTATCCAACCCTCCCCGGATATGATCTACGACCAAAATTATGAGACCGGAGAAACAATTCTCCCCCTCGTAGAGGGGCAGTGGACTATATTCAGTGTGCAGCCGATCTTTACTCAAAAAGATGAAACCCTTCCTATCCAGCGGGACTACCATGCAGGACACCCTGCGGGTAGTCGTTGCCAAGTAACTTGGCTTGCTGCCGATCAGGTGGCCTACAAACACAGTGTTGGACTCTTCCTCGCTCAACAAGAAAAACAACGGCAAGCACAGATTGCCCAATCCTCCAAGCCTAAGCTCGTACTGCCCCAACTAGGATAAAGATCATGTGGAAAGCTGCCGCAATCGCAGCGCACGGCGACCAGCGTTACGGAAACAAACCGTATTGGCGTCACCTTCAGGACGTTGAAGACGTTCTGAAGGACTTTGGATTCGTATCATCTGACTACCAAGCAGCCGCTTGGCTTCACGATGTAGTCGAAGATACTGCGATCACCATCGACGATATTCATAACCAATTTGGTAAGGAAGTTTCTCGGTTGGTGTGGGCAGTCACGGGTGAAGGGCATAACCGCCGAGCCCGACAAGCCAGCATCATGAAAAAGCTCCACAACACGAAGGAAGCTTGCCCCCTGAAACTGGCAGATAGAATCGCTAACCTTGAGGCCGCTGTCCAAGAAGGCAACGTCCAAGGGAAGTTTGCGATGTACCATAAGGAACAGGCAGAATTCGCGAAGGTGGTCCAGAAACACGTTCCCGCTGAAATGTGGGACCGTTTGGTTCGCCTCTTTGACTATGCCGCAGCAAAAGGATGGGTCTAATGACTCTTATCGGAAAACATATTCTGACTCTCGACGATATCTCTCACGTTATCTACGATAAAGGGAAAGACGAGTACACGCTTATCAACGAACACGGCCTTCCGTTCGTTTCCAACTTGAAGCTGGACGCTAATGAGTATGAGCAACTGTTGGTCGAGCTTGGCGTGGAATTCGATTTCCCACACACCGATATCGCTTGGGACGATTCCTCAGGACATTTCGTTACGGAGTGTCCGACTGATGGTTCCTAACCCTTATTCAATCCGAACCCGGAGCGGCAGCTTTCTGGATTTCCAGAACCCTCAACCAGATGCGATTCATCTGGAAGATATCGCTGTCGCTCTGTCCCGAGCCCCTCGTTTCAACGGCCACACTGGCCCCTTCTACAGTGTGGCCCAACACGCAGTCTTCGTAGCACGGTTCATTGATAGGGATAGGGATCAAGTTTCGCCAGTCAGCAAGTACGGGCTTCATCACGACGATAGTGAAGCCTATCTAGCCGACGTTCCTACGCCAGCAAAGCGGCTGATGCCGGAGTATTACGCTCTTGAAATGAAAGTCATGAGTGCCGTAGCGACCAAGTTTGATTTGCCACAAGATTTCCAGACCCATGGGCTTGTGATCGAAGCTGATCGAGCCATGTTGTTCATGGAACGGGATCAGATGATCGATGATACGGTTCGATGGACTAACGAGGACCAACACCCCGGCCTCAAATTACTCGAAGTCTTCCCTGATTGGGAGCCTTGGAGCAGCGAAAAAGCCGCCAGTATTTTTTATTCCGAAGCATTGATGAGGAACTGATGTATAAAGAAAAAGAAGACTATATGGAATTCCTAAACGGTCAGGAAGCTTACGACCGTGGGGACGAACGGGATGACACCCAGAGCCTTATGTGGGTTTCTGGATGGGATGAGGCTGAACGTCTTGACCCTCAGCAACAATTGTAATCGCCCCCTAAAGCATTCCCTAGACCCTCACGTCAGGCATCTGGCGGAGACACATGAGCCCTACAATAAGGATCAATCAGATGAAACAAGACCAAATCAAATACGTCCGCGCGAGAGCGGAGAGCATTCTGGCCCAGAAACAAGCGAATCTTAAAAGGAAACACACTACCGGAGCCATCACACTGAGCAATCGTGAGAAGGCTCAAGCCATCCAAGATGGGGAATTCACCATCGATGTTGAAGCTGCGAGCGATGACCGCTACGGCAACCAATGGTACGGTCTCATCAAGTTCCCGGCGGAACGTTACCAAAGCTTTGACCAAGATGAATACAATAAAATCAATGCCCCGCTCGTCGTCGCCTACAACAAACTGCTGGATGAACTGATGCTTGGGGACAACACTCAGGCTCTGGAACTTCTGCGGGCTTTTGAGGCTCTTAGTGACTCCTAACGAGTTCAACAGGCAAACCGCCCAGACTCTGATTCATCTAGCCTCCGACCTGTTGAGTGGTAAATACCAAGCCTCTCAATGGGAAGGTGGTGATGAAGACAGCGGAGAATTTTATGTCCGATACTACCGCCACAACCCCTGCAAATTTCAGGCTGATATATCCTAACCTCTTCATAGCTCTGGCTCTCGATTATAGTCACAGTAAGGATTGGGGTTACATTTACGCCATCATGTTGGGCGACACCAATTCAATGCGATTGTTCCGAGGAACAGGCAAAACCAAAGAGGAAGCTATCAATGAAGCACTCCGATCATACGAAAACGAATTTCATTCTAAGCACTGAGACAAAATACGGCGTTGAATATGTAGGCTATTACGACCTCCCTGATGGTCGTGAGGGCATCTATGTATTCTATCAAAAGAATCCCCGTACCGATCTTGGTCACAGCAATTACATGGGGGTCTTCTTCGATGTAACTCAAGGATGGTTCGTTACGAATGCTAAATCAATCGTTCAAGCTAGGTTCCCCGCTATCCAGCTTCCGAACGGTAAATTCATTGTCTCTCGCTATCGTCATGATTTCGTTCAGGACGAAGACACAGGAAAATTTATTGATGGTGGATTGGATTACACCCGTAGTAATTCAGCAGTGAATGCCTATATGAACATCATAGATGGTAAGGAAATTTTTTATGCAAACGCCCCCACACGACAAGATCAGATCGGTACTGATCGACCGGCGTAACTTCCGGGGGTTCAAAGATTTTCTGCTTAAACTCATGGCCAAGCCGGAACTCACCGGCATTGACCTTGAGACCCATAACGATAACGCCCACGCGGGCATCAAACAGTACGACGAAGACGGTGTCTTCGATCTTCGTCGTACTGTCATCACTGGTTTCTCCCTCTACAAGGACGGTGAGAACGAAGCTTACTATTTCAATCTGGAACAGGCTGACGTAGAGAATCGGCTGACTTGGGAAGAAGTAAAACCTGTTCTTGAGGCGAACGCCAGTGGTCTGTGGATAGCTCACAACGCCACGTTTGAACGTACCATGCTGTTGTCCGTGAAGGATTACCAGCTTGATGATGAGCGCCTGATCGACACCATGCAAATGGCAGTGTCGAACCATAATCGCGACGAATATTCTATTGAGTCTCTCGTCAGCACCGGCATTGAGGCGTTTGCTCCGATCATTCCGAAGGCGGCTGTAGCCTTTGCCGAATTCGCTGGCCGTAATCATATGACCAGCGAACAATCTGAGGTTCTCGGCCAAGTCATTGGCAAATCCTCCAAGGCGGCGTTCAGTTATAACGGCTTGGTCAAGAGCATCGCTTACGGCTATGGCCTCAAGCAGATCGTTGAACGTTTCTTCGGGGTCAAGATGACGACCTACGAGGAAGTGCTGCGTGGGCGTAAGCACATGGGCCTTCTTACGGGTGACGAAGTTGTCGAGTATGGTGCCGATGATGCCTATTGGGCAGTGCGTGTCTTCAAGGAACTGAAGGACCGGATGCTGGAAAGCAACCCGCTGGTTCTCAAGACGTTCCTGACGCAAGAGAATCCGATGATCAAAGTGTACTCCGATGTTTGGAGACATGGGGTTCGCATCAATACCCCTAACGTCAAGGCCCGACAGGCAGTTGAGCGTGATGCTTACGCTATGAAGTTGCGTGAGCTTCGTCCCGTGATTCGGGGGCTTCTGCCGTTTGACGAAGCTCCCCACGCAGGGTTGGCTAAGGACGACAAGTCCTATATGAGAAACGAAGCTTACAAGAAATACCGTAAGCGTATCGAAGATTGGGCAAACACTGACGACAGTGGTATGACCAACTACGAAGTCAGTAAGCAAGTCTCCGGTGCGGTTTCAGAGTCGTGGACCTATGAGCACGACGATAAGAACGGCGACCTTAACTTCGCCTACTGGATGACGCAGCGCGTCTTGATGTACGACCTGTTCCGTATCCCTGTGCTCAAGTACAAGGGTAAGGTACAGTCGGACGCCGACGCCCGTGGTAAGCTCATGGAGAAAATGAGCGGTGAAAAGCTTGCCGCCATGAGGATTCTCAATGAAATGGTGGGTATTGAGCAGCGCATGAAGCTGTATCTCAATCCTTATCTGATGCTTCTTGATCCTGAAACTGATAGAATCTATCCGCAGCTTTCGTCTATGCTAAACACTCGGCGCATGGGTACTTCGTTCCCCAATCCTATGCAGCTTAGCAAGCGTGGTGAGAGTACCTATATTCGAGGATTCTATCTACCCGATGAAGAAGACCACGTTATTGTTTCATTGGATTGGTCTAGCTTTGAGCTTGTTATCATTGGTGAGCTTAGTGGTGATCCTGAATTTGCCCGTAATTTTTCACAGCTTCCCTTTGGCGACCTCCATACTGGCGCTGCTGTCGATTGCCTACGGGTCACGATACCGGAACTCACGCTAGACCTGTTTAACAATCTGGACACTCTGTCCATTGAGGAAATCAATGCTATTAACCCGAAGATTCTTATCGATCCATCGGGTAATAGTATGGACCCCAAGAAGGCCAAGAAGTTCTGGCGAACTGTCGTCGGCAAAGGAGCCAACTTCAACTACTTCTACTCTGGTGCCCTCTCCACTGTTGGAGACACGCTAGGCTGGTCGTCTGATACCATGTGGGAAGCGACGGATAGATACCGTCAACGCTTCGCAGTGGCTGAAGCGTGGCGCGTTGATACCATCCAGCGTCTGCAACGTGACGGCTATCTGACCCTGCCTGACGGCCACCGTAGGGTTCGTTATGAGGCTACCCAAGAGTGGGCCAGCTTCATGAAGAACCAGTTCTCTCAGAAGCAACAGTATCTTGGCCTCCAAACCAAGGCACTGACCACCTTCGGGGGGCTTGTTATCAAGTCCTTGCAGTCCAGAGCCAACAACCAAGGTGTAAACGCACTGGTGCAAGGCACTAACGCCTTCATCGCCAAGCGTTCCATCCTCAGGATCATCCCTGCGGCTACGGCTGCTGGTTTGAGGTTCCGTTTCATGTTCCCTGTTCACGACGAGCTTGTCTGGTCAGTTCATAGGGACGATGTTGCAGCTTTCATTCAGATCGCTCGCGCCATTATGACGGATCACCCTGATATCTTCCCGACCCTGAAGCTAGATTGTACTCCCTCTGTTGGTCGTACCTTCGAGCCTTGGGACGCTAAGAAAGCCCCTGTGGGTCAGATTGAGCTTGCAGAAATCCAAGCTGATATGTTCGGGTTCAAGAGGAACCAGAACATTGTAGAAGACACTAACGCTATCCAAGAAATTGTAAGGAACCTATATGAAAAACGGACCTGAACTGTGGGACAAAATCCTGTCTCATTTCCCTGAAGACACTATCCTCGCTGGTGGTGCTGTACGAGACTTCTTCCTTGGCGTAGAGCCGAAGGACTTTGATCTGTTCAGCCCCTATAGCTCATACAAAGCTGACATTGAGGGGATGAACCACATCGACTTCGATGATGGTGAAGGTACCCATGCTGAAGAATATGAGGCCATGGGTGAAATCGGTATCGTCATGAAGGGCGAGATTGAAGGTGTGAATGTCGATTACATCGGTATGCATCTGGACGATCCTGTCGCTATGATCGAGAGCTTCGATACGGATATCAACCAAGTCTTCTTTGCCCGTGGGGGTCGTCTGTATAAGAAGGCAGGGTTCATCAAGGCACTGGAAACCAAGATCGTGACAGTGCAACGGGGTGACCGATTGGAGCGTACCCAAGAACGCTTTGACCGCTTTAATCTCAAGATGCACGGACAGTTCACCCTCGTTGTCCCTGAGGGTTTAGCGATGCCTGAAGTTACGAACGATCCTGAGTTTAATTTCGGAGCAGACTAAGCTATACTGCCGGTATGACAAAAGCAAAAAACACCGGCAAATCTAGTGAAGCTCTCTTCGACAACACCATCAAAAGTGTTTACGGAATCAAGGGCCACGTCCAAATCTTCTACGACGCTGCTTACCTTCATGGTTTGAACCGTCGTCCTGTACTAGCCCCGGAACAACCAGCCGACAGACTGGTGACCGTTAATGGAACGACTTTCTACGCAGAGATTAAATCAGTTTCTGATGGAAAGTCGTTCCCATTTGGGATGATAAAAACGAATCAAAAGGCTGCTGCGAAGTTGCAAACGCTCGCTGAAGGACTATATAACTTCTTCGTCCACGATCTTGCTACAGATACATTCTACGTTGTCCCCGCCTCTCAAGTGCTCGCCACTATGGAGGCTGGTAAACAGTCTCTGAAGTGGAGCGAAATGACTGTCTGGCAAGACTACGAGACGTATAAGGAGTCACATGACTAATCCCCCCTTCACCGACGTAATGGTTGATATCGAGACTACAGGAACACAGCCTAACCGATCAGGTATTCTTCAGATCGGTGCCGTGAAATTTAATCTTGCTGAGCGAACAGTTTCTCCAAACCTGTTCAACCGATCCCTTCGTGTCCCCGCGTGGCGGTCTTGGGATGAAGACACCCGAGAGTGGTGGGCCAAGCAGCCTGATGTTCTATACAACATCGTAGCTCGCTCAGAGTCCCCCCGAGTGGTGATGGACGACTTCGTCCAGTGGGCCATGCAGCCCGGTGGCCAGCTTCGGTTCTGGGCCAAGCCCACCAGCTTTGACTTCTCGTTTGTCAGTTCCTATCTGAGAGACTTCGAGCTTCCTCAGCCGTTTTCCTACAGGGATGCCACAGATATGAACTCGTTCTTCAGTGGGCTTTACTTCCCCCTTCCCGTTGACCGTGAGGGCGAGCCCACTATGGTCGGCACCGCACACAACGCATTAGCTGACGCCCTCTTCCAGACCAAGCTCGTGTTCCACCACGCAGATAAGGTAGGCAAATGAGTAGAGCAGAAATTGAAATCGGGGCCATCGCAATGTTTACAGTGGCGTATCCCGGAAGTAATTGGTACTCCGTAGGCTATGCTGTCCGTCATAGTTGGAGGGTCAAATTTAGCGAAATGGTGCGGGAGTCCTATGCGTAACCCACAAATCGAACTGAACGGTAAGCTGTACCAAACCATCGGTGATAGCCACCTTGGTCGTAAATATGTGAATGGCGTCCCCCTCCATATGCGGGGCAAAATCGAGGAAATGCAGCGTGAAAAATTCGAAAGCCTTTTGGGAATTGATGGTGTTCAAGGGTATATTCTGGTTGGCGATAGCTTTGACGACTTTATCGTCGATCCTACTGACGTTGACTATGCTTCTAGCACTATTCTCACTGCTGCCCGTAATAATCCCGACCGCCGGGTTGTGGTACTTGGTGGGAATCATGATGAATCGAAAGACCTTACTCGCAAGTCTTCTTTCGACAACCTTAAAACAATCCTCAAAGAAGCGGCGCTAAGCAATGTTTCCGTTATCGAGGAACCCACTATCATCGATGGAGTGGGGTATATTAGCTGGTCTGCTAAGTATTCCGCAAAAGAACTCGCTGAACAACTGGTTAGTAAAGCGGGGGATGAACGTCTTGCCGCTGTCTTCGGCCATTGGGACGTTGTACTGCCGTCCAACGCCAACCATTACAACATGGTGCCCACAGACACGCTGGTAGCTATCACGAATAAGGTAGTCACTGGTCACGTCCATAAGCCCGGTGTGATTGAGCGTGATGGTATAGAGATTACTATGACCGGATCGATCATGCCTCTGGCCCACGGAGAAGAGACGGATGAAGATGAACTGTTCTACACAATCACCAGACAGGACTACGATGCGGACCCGGCAAAGTACGAGGGCAAGTTTGTTCGCTTCACGCTATTTGAAGACGAGGAACTCCCTGATGGCAATTTCCTTCAGATCAAAGCCTACGTCAAACCCACTAAGCAATCTCTTGAAGATGATTCAGGGCCGACTGAGTTTGATATATCCAAGATTCTGACCAAGTTCCTGATCGATCAAGAGATTGCCCCCGACAAGACTGCCGAAGTAGTAGAGAGATTTAATGCTAAACAAGATCGAGATTAGAAATGTATTCGCACATAAACATACGGTTATCGATTTCAACACCGGACTTACTCGACTTCATGGGGCTAACGAGGCGGGTAAATCCCAAGTCTTCGAAATGGTCAGATGGGCACTCTTCGGCAGCAAGGCGCTTCGTACCTCTGTCGAAGACTACAAAGGCGGCTCCGTTACCCTCACGTTCAATGGAGACTATACGGTACATAGAACCACTGCGAATGCCACCCTCCACTATAAGGGAGAGTTGGTCGCCCGGTCGTCCTCTGCTGTAAACAAGAAGATCATCGAAATCATCGGCTACGGTCTCAAGACGTTCGACAACGTTAACTCCATCCAGCAGGATGAAGTGACCAAGCTGACCAAGATGAAAGCCGAAGAACGCAAGAAGTTCCTTGACGAATTGATTGGCGCTGCCCAGATCGATGCTCTTACTACTGAATACCGTACCGAGGTCGCTATCGCCAAGGCAGAGATTGACGCCTTGTCGGCCAACATTCTGAACGTACCTATGCCCAAAGACCCCGGTGTCCCCCTCCTAGAGGCTATCGAGAAGTCCTTGGATGAAGCCGCAGACAGGCGTTCTGATCTTCGCCACCAAGAGAACGTGGTGGCTGTCTTGAGGACCGAAGTGGCTAAGGTCAAGTATGCCCCTGACTCCTTCCCGGAGTCTTCTGTCGAGGACTTGGAGGCGACCCTTGAGTCTGCCCGCCAGCTAGATGCAGCATCCAAGAAGGCCCGTATTGAGTATCCTGAGATTGCTCGTATCTTCGATATGGGCGCTCGTGGTATCAGTGTCGATGGTCTCAAGGACGATGTTGCCGCTGTGGTAGCATCGCGCTTGGTGCGTAAGCCCCCTCATACCCTTGAGGGTATCGCTGACTTCATGGAGAAGCATATCCAGAACGATGCCCATATCGAAGTACAGAGGCTGCAAGCGGAGCTTGAGACCTATACTCGTTGCCCCGGCTTCGAGAAGGAGCACAAGGACACTGTTGCCAAGATCAACGCCCTCCTGTCTGATGCGCGGCCCTACAGTGGTCTTCCTAGCCGAGAGGCTCTGGTGGATTGGGAGAAACAGAACCATGAGTATGCTTACGCCCAGAACGCAGTGGAACACATCGCCTCTCCCTACGCCCAAGCCTTCTCGGGTCATGTAGAGTTCGACCAAGGCACTTATGACAAGATCGTAGCTATACTTAACACTCCGGTACCAGATATTCTTTCGATCTACAGCGCCTTGAACGCCAAGCGTTCTGCTGTAGAAGTTGAGACCAAGAAAAAACAGCTTGAGGAAGAAGAAAAGAAGCTGGACCCTCTTGCATTGAAGGCTCTTGATGACGATATTGATGGACTACGACAAGCCCGTTCTCTTCGTCAGAAATATGATGCAGAGCTTCGGTACTATCAGGAGGCAATGGATAAGAACGAAATCATCGAGCAATCGCTGGTTTCAAAACGAGAGAATCATGAAGAGAGTGTGAAGGTCGTTAAAGCCCTGCAAGGCTTCAAATACTATATCAACACTTACTTCTTGCCCTCCGTCAGTAGAGCCGCATCCGCCATGTTGGTTACTATGACCAACGGGAAACGTAAGCGGCTCGCCATTACGGACAAGTTTGAGATTTCCGTGGATGGTCAATCCGTTGAAGCCATGAGCGGCAGCACTAAAGCGATTATCAACATCGCGCTGCGGTTTGCACTACAGTTTGTCCTTACCAAGAATTCCTTCTCGGTGTTTCTGGCAGACGAAGTAGACGGTTCAATGGATGAGAACCGTGCCAAGTATCTGAATGAATCTATGGGCCATATGGTCGAGCACATTACTCAAGTGATCGTCATTTCCCACAAGGACATTGTCGCACCTAACAACATTAAGCTCTAGGAGTACCCCCAATGCTTAACCTATTCGAACGGGCACGAGCCCGCTTTCCTTCTACTGACAGCTTCAAGCTGACTGAAAGTCTTATGGCCGAAATCAAGAGCGACGTTCGTTCTGCCAAGGCTACCCCTGTGCGTATCGCCAGCCGTCTTGGTGTTCCTATTGCCCTTGTTCGCTTCATCATGAATGAGACCCCCAACGGCACAAGTATCTTCAGTGTGCTTAGTGAGGACGGTTGGGGTCGTAGTGAACTGCGCGACTTCATCATCACTCGTCGGTCAGCCTCGGCTGGTGAATGGCCTAAGGAAGATGAAGCCGTCATCCAACGTCATCGAGACGCTTACGATAGTGGGTTGATTGAAATGGCCCAAGGCCGCGATGGCAACTTCATTATCCTCTACGCTTTCCCGCGTAACAAACCAGCGAAGCGGGACTACGCCTACTTCGCCAGCATGACGGAGCTATTCCATGACTGATAAAGAAATCGAGATTCAGCAAATGGTCAACGCAGAGGTTCGTGATCTTATGGTCCGAACCCGAGCCATTCTGGCCGACTATGGTAAACAGATTCGTGTAGGTCTGACCATTCAAGTTGGCGGTCAGACCTTCGAATACTCAATCAAGAGCCCCGCTCTGGATGGTGATGATATGCTGCAACGTGAACGACCGGAGCTTACTACATGATCGAACGGGGTCTTATCAAATCAGAACTGATCGAGCACATGGGGTCGGACCTTAGTGTAGTGAACGCTGCCCGCGTAAGCTTCAACAAGGTCAGCACTGATCTTGTGCCTAAGGACAAGGGACTACTGAACTTTCTAGCCAAGCACCAGCATTGGTCTCCCTTTGCCCACCCACAACTGAGCTTCAGGTACACTGTGCCTATCTTCGTCGCGCGACAGGAGTTCAAACATATCGTGGGGCTCGTTCGTAACGAGATTAGCCGCCGCTATGTGGCTGATAGTCCTGTCTTCTTCCTACCTGATGAATGGCGTGGGGCTCCTACAGATGGTGCGAAGCAGGGGTCTTCAGACGAAATCATCGATCACGTCGAATGGATCATTAAAGACCCTGAAGACGAGCTTGGTGGGGGCGAAGAACTTACGATGAGCGTCCCCATCGATACGTTTGTTGAACAGGGCTTCGAAGATGCTCTCTTCCGCTACGAGACCTTGGTGGTGAACAACGTGGCCCCCGAACAAGCCCGCATGGTACTTCCACAAGCCATGTTCACTTCCTATATCGTGACTGGTTCTCTGTACGCCTTCGCTAACTTCGTGAAGCTTCGTACCGATCCCCACGCGCAAAAAGAAATACGCGATCTGGCTCAGCTTACGGCTGCTCAGATCGAGCCTCTGTTCCCTGAATCTTGGAAGGTACTGATGAATGTCTGATAGAGAAATTGATTTTGAAAAGGTGACTTTTGCCCAGATTGCAGAGACGGTAGATACCATTAAGGACCGAGTGGAACTCGCTGCGACTAGCAAGGAAGAATATAACGCCATTATGATCGGTAGTCTTCTTGGTCTGATCTACATACTGACTAACAAACTTGCCAGCATGGAGAAGGAGAACCAGTATGAAGCTTGATCGTCCAGACGCGAACCCCAAGAGCGCCTTCGGTATCAAGAAGCCGTCCATGCACCTGATCCCCGGTACTGCTCTCATGTATCTGGCCAAGGTCATGGCTCTGGGTGCCGCCAAGTACGGTGCCCACAACTGGCGAGACCAACCAGTTGCGGCTACGGTCTATGTCTCTGCGGCCCTTCGACATATTTATCAATGGTTGGACGGTGAAGACATTGACCCGGAGTCGGGGGCTCCCCATCTAGCTCATGCGATGGCCGATATGGCTATCCTGCTGGATGCTCTAGCCTCAGGTACTCTGATCGATGACCGACCCGCTCCGGGGGCTACTTCTAAGGTGATTACAGAAATGACGGTGAAAGAATAACATGGCTAAGAAACCTACTGATCTAACCCTCCGTGAGTATGAAGATAACGCTCACAAGACTATCTCTAACTCGACTTCAGACTATCTGGAACAAGTCCTGACGGCTGAACTGGTTGGCATCCTGCGTAGGTTTGTTGACCTGTCCCGCTCTATCGATAACTACAAGAAAGCAGCCTTCTATGGCCGTAATATCGAGACCTTCCCTCAACCCCTGAAGCCTATGGATCGTAAAGGTATTCCCTTCCAACTGTTCCACGGTGTTCTTGGTATGGCAGGGGAATCCGGCGAAGTCGTCGAGCTTCTGCTGAACGTTCTGGAAGGCCGGATGACGATGGAAGAGGCTACTCCACTTCTCAAGGCAGAGCTTGGCGATAACCTGTGGTACCTGACTGTCGGCGCTCGTGCTGTTGACGCTGAGGGTGGTCTTGAAGCCGTGGCTGTTGGTAATAATAAAAAGCTGGAAGACCGTTGGGGTGACAAGATTGAAGCTGGTAAAACCGACTTCAAGTCCTAAGTTGCACTCCATTTAGAACGCTTAACAAGAGCGCCCAATAGGCTTACATTGGGCGCTCTTTTTCTATGAATCACAGGAGATATTTAATGCCCGAGGCTGGTAAGCCCTTAGAGTTCTCTGGACCTTCTTACAAAATCCAGACCGATGATAGCCGTGATGCTCTCCTGACCGATTTCGGTAAGACTACCCTCAAAGATCGATATACCCTTCCCGGTGAATCCTATCAGGACGTTTTCGCTCGCGTAGCTGTAGCTTACTCTGACGACCAGCCCCACGCCCAACGTGTCTACGACTATATGTCGAAGCTTTGGTTCATGCCCTCGACCCCTATTCTTTCCAACGGCGGTTCGGGTCGGGGACTTCCTATCTCTTGTTTCCTGAACGATGTTCCTGACAGCATGGAAGGCATCACCGATACTTGGAATGAGAATATCTGGATGGCCCGCAACGGCGGCGGCATCGGTACCAATTGGAGTGGGGTTCGCTCCATTGGTGAGGCGGTCGGTCAATCTGGTAAGACTACTGGCATCATTCCATTCATTCATGTGATGGACAGCCTGACGTTGGCCATCAGTCAGGGCTCGTTGCGCCGTGGTTCGGCTGCGGTGTACCTTGATATTCACCACCCGGAAATTGAAGAGTTTCTAGGCATCCGTAAGAAGGGCGGCGACGAGAATCGCAAGGCGCTAAATATTCACCATGGGGTGAATGTCACTGACAAATTCATGGAAGCTGTCCGAGATAATACGACCTACGATCTGATTTCCCCTAAGGATGGTTCAGTCAGGAAGACCCTTGCGGCTCGACCGATCTGGCAGAAGATTTTGGAAACCCGTCTTCAAACAGGTGAACCTTATCTGCTGTTCATCGATACGGCCAATCGTGGTCTCGCTCAACACCAACAGGACTTGGGACTGACTACCAAGCAATCGAATCTCTGTGCCGAAATCAATCTGCACACTGGCCGCGACCACCTTGGTAACGACCGCACTGCCGTCTGCTGTTTGTCGTCTTTGAATGCTGAGACTTACTTCGAGTGGCAGAACGATCCTTTGTTCATCGAAGACGTATTCCGTTTCCTAGACAACGTTATGAGCGACTTCATTAAACGCGCTCCTGACGAAATGTCTAAGGCACGTTACGCCGCCGAGCGCGAACGTTCTGTGGGCTTGGGTCTCATGGGCTTCCACTCGTTCCTTCAATCCCAAGGGGTTGCCTTCGAAGGTGTTATGGCCAAGTCGTGGAATATGCGTATCTTCACCAAGCTGCGTAAGGAAGCTGACGCTGCCTCTCGTAAGCTGGCTGAAGAGCGTGGGGCCAATCCCGACGCTGCTGAGAGGAACGTTATGGAACGGTTCTCGCACAAGCTGGCGGTGGCCCCCACGGCGTCTATCTCTATCATTGCGGGGGGTACTTCCGCAGGGATCGAACCTATCCCCGCCAATATCTACACCCACAAGACCCTGAGCGGCACCTTCGCTGTCAAAAATAAGTATCTTGAGAACCTCTTGGAAGAAAAGGGTCTGAACGATCAGGCCACTTGGGACCATATCCTTGAGAACGAGGGCTCCGTACAAGACCTTGAGGGCCTGACCGAAGAAGAGAAAGCTATCTTCAGGACTGCTTTCGAAATCGACCAACGTTGGATCGTGGAATTCGCTGGCGACCGTGCTCCGAAGCTCTGTCAAGGGCAGTCCGTCAATCTGTTCGTCCCTGCCAAGGTGGATAAAGAAGAATTGCATTATCTTCACGCCCACGCATGGAAGATCGGTGTGAAGTCCCTATATTACCTTCGTAGCAAAAGTATGCAGCGGGCTTCGTTCGCTGGAACCGATAAGGAATGTCTCTCTTGCCAGTAACAAATGAACTCCTGATCCCCTCCAAGGGTTACAAGCCGTTCCGTTTTGATTGGGCCTTCGATCTTTGGAAGAAGCAACAACAGGTCCATTGGCTCCCTGAGGAAGTTCCTCTGGGCGAGGACGTGAATGATTGGACCAACAACCTGACTCCTTCTGAGAAAAATCTGCTGACTCAGATTTTCCGCTTCTTCACTCAGGCGGATATCGAAGTGGCAGATAACTATATGGAAAAGTACAGTCGGGTCTTCAAACCGACTGAGGTTAAGATGATGCTGGCTTCGTTTGCGAATATGGAAACGATCCACATTGCCGCTTACGCACTTCTTCTTGAAACCGTTGGGATGCCCGAGAGTGAATTCGGGGCCTTCATGGAATATGAGGAAATGCGTGATAAGCACGACTACATGGCTCAGTTCGGTGTAGACACTGACGCTGATGTTCTTCGTACCCTTGCCATGTTCGGTGGCTTCTCTGAAGGTCTCCAACTGTTCGCCAGCTTCGCCATGTTGATGAACTTCCCTCGTCTCAATAAGATGAAGGGCATGGGGCAGATCGTTTCGTGGTCTATCCGTGATGAGAGCCTCCACGCAGAAGGTATCATCAAGCTTTTCCATGCTTACGCTCAACAGAGCGGGGCGCTGACGCAGGAAGTCAAAGACGACATTGTGAACCACTGCCGCAATGTGGTGGCGATGGAAGATCGCTTCATCGATCTGGCCTTTGGGTTGGGTGATATTGAGGGCATGACTGCCGACGATATCAAACAGTATATCCGTTTCATCGCTGATTGGCGGCTTCGCCAGCTTGGTCTGCCTGAGATTTATGGTGTTAAAGAGAACCCGCTCCCGTGGCTTCAATCGATGCTCTCAGGGGTGGAACACGCAAACTTCTTTGAAGCCCGCGCAACCGAGTATTCGAACGCCTCATCCACTGGTGAGTGGGACAAAATCGATTGGAGTATGTGATGGAAATCGGTGCCAAGGAATTTTATGAAGGTGAGAAGGCTCGAAGAGCCGGGAAACCTAAGACCGATAACCCCTACAAGGCGGAGGGCGACGATGCGTCTCTCCCCTATTGGGAAACCATGCAGCGGCGCAATGCTTGGTTACGGGGCTGGCAGTCGCTGTCAATCATGTAAAGAAGACCACAATCAACTCGGACTGAACGCCCTCCATTCTTTATAGTGGAGGGCGTCTTAGTATGGAGTATCCATTGTATGTCTAAGCCTAAGCTAGTTGTTATCCCGCCCTCTGGCCGACAACAACTTAAAGCCCTCAATCCAGAGCAAGCCGAATATCTCAACCTAATCAAATCAGAAGAAATGGTATTCGCCACAGGACGCGCGGGTACTGGTAAGACCTATGTGCCAGTAGCCTATGCTGCCGATGAGCTTATATCTAGGCGTCTAAAGAAACTGATCCTTGCTCGTCCTGCCGTAGACGCGGGCGAGAATCTAGGATACCTACCCGGTGATCTGGACCAGAAGCTGGCCCCATGGGTCTTGCCTTTCATGGACGTTCTTGAAGAGCGCCTTGGTAGAGGCAACCTAGCGGAGCTACTGATGAAAGAGGCTATTAGTGTAGAGACCTTCCAGCATATGAGAGGCCGTACATTCAACGACGCTCTCATCATTCTGGATGAAGCCCAGAACACCACTCCTGAACAGATGCAGCTTTTCCTGACCCGCATCGGCAGGAATTCCAAAGTCATCGTAACTGGTGATCTGAAGCAGACTGATCTTCGTAAGGGGAACGGACTTGCTCACGCATTGAAGCTTAATGAGCGATTCAATATCGCCCCTGTGATCACTCTGACACAGGTTGAGCGGAGTGGCCTAGCCGGTAAATGGGCTGACGCATATGAAGAAACCCCCGAGTAGGGGGTTTCTTTTATTCTACAGGGGGGTCAGGAGTAAAGACGCAGTACGCAGGAGGATCGCTCTCGGGAGTTAGCCCCATATCAATCCTCATCTGTCTCGCCTTCCATTCAGCCACACAAGTTAGCGATTGACGACGGAGCGCATTAGTTTCTTGAAGAGAGTTGATATACCTCGCCGTATAGAGGTCACCATCCGGCCCACTGAGTTGATCCACCGTTGGACCAACGGCATCTGAACCCACAACCAGCAATGAATCAGGAGGATACCGATAAGAAGCCGTGCCTCCAACAGTTTCTGGCGCATCATTGTGGGCACACGCCAGTAATAGCGCAGACAGTGGCAGCACCAGCAGGGCCGCTCGAATCTTGCCTATTGATTTCAGCCTCACGTTCATCATGTTCTTTCCTTATACGATCAAGCTCTTTCTGATTGCTGACAATGACCGAGCTATCGACCACAGCGCCAACTTGAAGACGAGCGATTACGCCGTGTAGTTCTTGGTTATTATCGATGGCTTGTTCGATACGAGCCTCTTGGGCCTTTTGTTCGACCAGAAGCTCTCGGTTCTGACCAGAGACTACCATGTTGGTAATGATGAGCCAGCCTAGACCGACTGCTACAGCAGCACCAGCCCAGAACTTCCAAGAGCGGAAGCCTTCCCAGCTTACGATCTTCTTACCTACACCAAGAGCCTTGAGGCCCAGAATTGCAAGACTAGCCAAAGTTCTTCTCCTGCATACCGATCACGAGTTGTTCCATCACCTTACCAGCGGCTTCCGCCTTTGTCACCCGAGAATCACGGTTCTTATCGAGACCGGCGTTGGCTGAGTAGGTAGAGTTACCCTTGATGAAGATCGGATGATCCATCGGCTTGCCCATACCAGCGGGCCAGAGGACGGCCATGTAGGCGTCCTCAATAGAGCGGATCGGGCCACGCTCTTTGATCTTCTGGGAGAAGTAGCGGTAGACATAGTTGAGTTGGTCCCAAGCGGTCATAGCGGCCAGCTTGGTAGTGGTCGTGCCCATTTCCTTAGCAGTGAACGCCATGAACTGAATGAGGCCCGTGGCCGTGCTTACAGGGTTCTTCTTGCTGGCAGAGAAGCTCCGACCAGATTCGAAGGCCATCACACCCATAAGCCAGTTAGCGTCGAACAACGCCCCTTGCTCTTGGCTGAGCTTCCATGCGACCCAGAACACCCGGTCCATGAAAATTTGACCATTCTCAGCACCGTGGATGCGCTTCACTTCCTTACCCCAAGCCAACGCGGGGGTAGTAGCAACAAGCTCAGCTACAGGAGCAGGAGCAGGAGCAGGAGGACTAGGTTGTGGTGCGGGGACTGCTTGGGTCGAACCAAGGAGCGTCAGAGCCTCCGTCAACAGGGATTTCAGCCGGGACAGGGATTGGGGGGAGAGGGTCATTTTCGATTACCTTAGGTTCAATTGGCGCAGGAGAAGGTCTCTGGGCCAAGGCTTGGATAGTAGCACGGTCTTGATCGTTACCACGAGGCCACATACTTGTGGCAACAGCACCGATCACAGGACCAAGCACGGCGAGTCCCTGTAGGACAATCGTGCCAGCGTCGGGCGGGAGAGCAAAGAACATTGCCAGAATTAGAATCAAGAAGTAACCGACAAACAAGATGCCCGCCAGCATGAACTTACCTAGATTCAACCAATCGTTTGGGGTGATGTTGCTCTTAATCATTTTCTCGTCTCCGCCTACCCGCTTCGAAGAGGACGAGGTCGATCCGCCCTGTAATTGTCGCCGTAGTATCGCGAAGAGCGATGGCAATGCCTTCAATGGCCCGGTTCGTAGCGTCTCTATCATTCTGATAATCATCCTTCGACACCGCGTTTTTCTCCAATAGCTCAAGTCTGTTTTTGAAGTTAGTGTGATCCTCCTTAACTGCCGCCACTCTGGCGACAGTCGCAGTATCTTGTGCTTTGAGTTTCTTATCGACAAGACCAAAAAACCAGATCGCCCCTGCGAACAGAGGCGATGCAATGGCCATCAAAGTGACGATCATCCCTGTTGTAATAACCAAAACACTGCTCCAAAGTGGTACTAGATATAGATTCTATATAATCTAGTACCACTTTGAAATGGTTAGTCTACAACCGTGGGAGTAATCGTGAGGACGTAATCCGTATTAGGGAAATAGTCCAGCGGGCCGTTCAGATCGGTAAAGGTCAGGGTAAAGTTTTCGATCTTGTTAGTCGGCGCTTGAGCGTCAACATAGCTGAAACTGACAGTAGCAGCCGGGACTTGGACGACTTCGCCGTTGGGGGCGGATTGCCCTCGGCTGAAATAGTTAACGTTGATACAGCGTACATTCATTGGGATTTAGTCTCCTTGGGGTTGGGGCTTAGTTTGACGGATAATTTGTGCTTTGTATTGGGCCAGTTCATTATACGCAGCGTTACGTTGCTCAACAACCGCGTTTGCAAAATCTTCAAGCGAGGCGACTTGATGAGTCAGTTGGATGATCTGCTGATCGCGAGCATCGAAATCAGATTCGGAGGTGGTAGCAGTCTTGGCCAAAGGAAATCTCCTATTAGTTTCTTTGAACAGCTATTCTAATCGTAGTTTTAGCATTATTCAAGTTCGGACCACCACCTTGGTGCATCATAAGCCTAAACTTTCCACCGCCACCAAATTTGAACTTCCACTGGCGGCTGATATCGCTGAAGTTATCAGTGGTATCAACAGTCGTGTCGGTGACGTATGTTGCATTGATGCCTGAGCCAATAATGCTGGTTGACCAAGTCCCTGAGTGAATCAGGCGTTTGGTAGAGTCGGTGAACGATGAGTCAAACTCATACAACTGCCAAGAGCCAGTGGGCGCGATAGTGGTGCTCCCCCCAACCGTAGTCCCGTAAGTGTACAGCAGACCCATTTGAACCGTAAAGAAGGAGTTCACAGAGATAGACGCTGGCAGAGTGTAGTCGTGCATGGTGGTGAAAGTCGAACCGGTGCCGACAACATCAACATCGGTATCAGTATCATTGATGACGCCGGTTTCGGAAATCTCAGTGATAGTGCCGCCGATCTTTCCCTTCAGGGCCGGGGGGAAGACACTGGTATCGACGTACATATCACCGTTGACCATACCAGCGGAGTTGGCAGCAGCGTCCCCAGAGAATTGACCGATATAACGACCACCAATTTCGTTCACACCGTAGTAAGTCTTACCGTCAGTGGCTAGGGCGAATACCCCATTAGTCTTGGTAGCAGAGCCGATAGCAGTACCCACCGGGCCGTACCACAGCACGAGGTCCGAAGAAGCGCCGAACCCTGCCCCCTCATATTTGACATAGGAGCCAGCAGTCGTAGTGATCCGTCCATTGGTAACGTCGATGACGAAGGTGGACCCACTGTTACGCACGGTACCAGCGGTCACCGTGCCGAGGTCCGCGATAATGGCAGACAGCGAAGTGACGTTGATCTTGGTAGCGGTCACCGCCCCCGCAGCAATTTCAGTGGCGGTGATAGCATTTGCAGCGATCTGAGAAGCAGTGATCGTATCCGTGGCGATCTGCGTAGCAGTGATCGTACCCGCTGCGATCTGAGAAGCAGTGATCGTATTGGCTGCGATCTTAGCCGCCGTGATCGTGCCATCGACAATGAGTTCAGCGTTAACAGCGCGGCTCGCACGGGGGTTCGCCAGATACATATACCCGGCGTTGTTCAACGTCGGTGAACGTTGCATTTCAAATCCAATGGCGATCTGCCCCGTAGTACCCGCAGGGGAGACGATAGCAGTAACATTGCCGAAGGTATCTGCGCCAGCGGCGGTGCTTCTCCAATCGGTGGTTTGACCCACCTGAATAGCTCCGATGTAAGTACCCGCAGGGTTGTATTGGTACAGATACAAGATACCGCGACCGGTGAAGCCTGAAGTAACCCAATAGTCGAGGCTAACTCGAATAGGCTTACCCCCAAGCTCAATAGGCGAGCGACCGTTGTAAACAACTTGGTCGTACTTAGCCGCGTGAGTAGTACCAGAGGGGGCTCCCGATTTCAGAACACGAGTAGAGGAAAGAGCGGCAACCGCACTGGCGTCCGTGTTAATGGTCCACGCGGGGGACTGACTGTTCAACGTCCACATAGCTGCGTCTGCGAAGGTCGGGTCGATAACCATGTTAACAGTATCGATAAGGGAAAGCTTCGAGGCAGTGATCGCCGCAGCGGCAATCTGAGTAGCCGTGATCGTGGCCGAAGCGATCTGAGTAGCCGTGATCGTGGCCGAAGCGATCTGAGTAGCCGTGATCGTACCCGCCGCGATCTGACCGGCAGTGATCGTGTTAGCGGCAATCTTGGCGGCAGTGATGGTCGTAGCGGCGATCTGAGTAGCCGTGATCGTGGCCGTAGCAATGTCCGCTGCCACAATGGTCCCAGCGGCGATCTTACCGGCGGTCACGGAGTTAGCCGCCAGTTCACTTGCAGTGATAGCCCCTGCGGCGATCTGGGTCGCAGTGATCGTATCGGCTACGATCTTTGCAGCAGTGATAGTGCCGTCAACAATGAGTTCACCATCAGCCGCCTTCATCAGACGAGGATGAGAGACATAAAGAGAACCGGCGTTGTTTAGAGTGGTTGACCAATCTATAACCGCAAGCCAAAGAACCGAATAAGCCGTAGCAGGAGCTTGGAAGATAACAGAGGCATCAGCTTGCTGGACACCTGAAGCCGCCACGGTCCTATAATCTGCCACCACATGATTAGTGGCGCTTATACTGGCCCCTGCGCGGTCGAACCAAGAGGCTCGCAAATTGATCCTGCCAGTGAAGCCGCTCAAGGCTCTAGTTCTAGCGAAAGCTCTGACGTATTTGCTGGGCTCCACAGCGGCCTGTCTGATAACAGTGACACTAGCCTCAGCCTGTGAAGTCGTACCGTTACCCGCGTTTGACTTGAAAGCTTGAGGTGCTGACATAGCGTTCAGTGCGGAGGTGTCGTTATTGTTGATAGTGAAGTTAACAAGGCTCCACGCTGAGGCGTCCGCGATGGTCGCATCAAGAACATAGTTCGTTGTATCGATTACCGCCAGCTTTGCTGTCGTAATAGCCCCCGCAGCAATTTCTGTAGCAGTGATTACCCCTGCCGAAATCTTACCAGCGATGACGGAGTTGGCAGCGAGTTCGTTCGACGTGATGGCGTTGGCAGCGATCTGGGTAGCAGTGATCGTGTCTGTCGCAATCTGGGTAGCAGTAATGGTACCGGCGGCGATCTGCGCTGCTGTGATCGTATTTGAGACAATGTTCGAAGCAGTAATCGTACCCGCCGCAATCAACCCACCAGTGATCGTCGCTGATGCAATATCTGAAGCAGTGATAGTCCCTGCTGCGATTTCATTAGTAGTGATCGTACCCGCTGCGATTTGAGAAGCGGTGATCGTATTAGCGGCGATCTTGACCGCAGTGATAGCGCCATCCACGATGAGTTCGCCGTTGGCGGCACGGCGAATAATGGGAGAGCCGAGGTAAGCCTGAGTGGCCCCCCCACCGGTCTTAAGCAGAAGCATTACTGCGAAGCGGGCGGTAGCCGGGGCGGTAATGGTGCTAGAAACCGTCGTGAACGTATTCGTAGAGATACTGCCAATGGATTGTGTTGAGATAGAAGTTTTGACACCAGCGGCGTCCATACTAAACCATTCAACAAGCAGATTAAGATTGGTGGGGGTAGTGCCTCCTTGCCCAATGAACCCGCTGAAAAAATACGGCTTATTAGCTTCAACAGGGATATAGTCAGTATAGAGCGACCTATCCGAAACGTTTGCCGTCATATAGAGATAGTTAGTAGAAGAGATAGCCCCACCAGTAGTCGTCAAACCAGTGGCGCTACCAAACCATGCGGCGAGGTCCACCACACTAGAATCAGGGATCATGTTAGATTTATCGAAGACGACAAGCTTCGAGGCAGTAATCGACCCTGCGGCGATTTCCGTTGCGGTAACGGCAGCAGCAGCAATCTTACCAGCAATGACGGAGTTAGCCGCAAGCTCGCTTGCAGTAATGGCCCCGGCGGCGATGTTACCAGCAACAATAGTGTCGGCAGCTATCTGGGTCGTAGTAATAGTCCCGGCTGCGATCTGAGTAGCAGTGATCGTATTCGAAACGATGTTCGAAGCAGTGATCGTCCCCGCCGCAATTTTCCCGCCAGTAATCGTACTGGCAGCAATGTCAGCAGCAACGATAGTCCCTGCGGCAATCTTACCCGCGATAACAGAGTTAGCGGCCAATTCAGAGGCCGTGATAGCCCCTGCTGCGATCTGGGTAGCGGTGATGGTGTCTGAGAGAATGTTTGTAGCGGTAATAGTGCCAGCGGCAATCAGTCCACCAGTGATCGTCGCTGAGGCAATGTCCGCAGCAACGATAGTCCCTGCGGCGATCTTGCCCGCAGTTATGGCCCCCGCAGCGATTTTGGTAGCCACAATCGATCCATCAACGATTAGTTCGCCGTTGGCTGCGCGGCGGATGATCGGTTCGGCGTAATAGCCGCTCCCGGTCCCACCCTGCTCAAACCAAAAGCCCATTCGGACAGCGTTCGAAGGGGGGATAATCTGTGCGCTAACCCGCGTGGGGGTCATAGTGGCGTTGCTGCCAATGAGCGGAGTGTTGCTAACTAGAGCGTCCAACCGGTCATAGAACGTCGCATACACGTTTGCTGTCGTTCCGTTCGCGAAGACGACGGCGCTCATGTAATACGGCTTGCCGGGTTCAATCGGCACCGCGCCTTCAACGGAGGTCCGCAAGGCTTTAATGGACCCAGCCGAGGTAACCAAGGCGTAGTTCTTCGACGCAATGTCGAGGCTCATACCCGTCGCCGGGTTGAAGGAGAAGCTGCCCGTTGGAGTGATCCACAGGCTAGGGTCTCCAAGCATGGCGCTGTCACGCATCATGTTCGACGTATCGGTTACTGACAGCTTCGAGGCAGTGATAGCCCCAGCGGCTATTTCGGCGGCGGATACGACCCCAGCGGCGATCTTGCCAGCGATAACAGAGTTCGCAGCAAGCTCACTGGCGGTAATAGCGTTAGTGGCAATGTTTGCAGCGGTGATGGTGTCACTACCAATCTGTACGCCGGTAATGGTGCCGATAGTAATATCAGCAGCGGCCAGCGAGGTGATGAAAGTCGTACCATTGTAGCGGTAGACTTTGTTATCTGTGGTCAGGAAAACAGTTCGGCCAGTAAAGTTCCCTACACCCGGAAGGGTTCCCAAGATTTCAACAGGAGCAATCCCTGTAGCGAATTTGGTAGCAGTGATTGCAGCATCCGTGATCTGAGCACCAGTAATAGTTCCACTAAGATCAGTGGTAGCGGTGGTCGAAATAAAGCTCGTACCATTGTGACGATAGAGTTTGTTATCCGAGGTCAGGAAAACAGTTCGGCCAGCAAAGTTCCCGGTAACGGGGAGGGCAC